CTACGTCATGCTGCCGGGCATGAAGCAGCGCACGCGCGGATGGCCGTCGACATAGTGCTTCCACACCATGGTTCGACCGATCTTGTTCGGCTCGGTGATCACGGCACCGTCGGGCACGACGACCCATTCGTCGTCGATGCGCACGCGGTAGTGGCCGCGATCGGATTCCCAGTCGACGTCGGCTATGACGTAGCCGTCGGCATCCGAGCAGCATTGCCCGTATTGGCTGTGCAGGCTCTCGAACCAGGGTTTTAGCGGCGAGTTGGCATAGCGGCCGTCGTCGCGCGCCAGCGCCGAGGTCGCAAGCAGCGCCATCGGCCCCAGCAGCGCCGCCGCACATAGTCTGGCAAGTCGCATATCGTCTCCGCTGATCGCAATCAGCGCCGCGAGGGACAGACACCGCCGTCCGCCTTCCGCACGGTCGCGGCAGGCGTGGAGACGGCGACTCGCTCCCCAGCGGCTTTGCGACAGCTATGCAAATCCGGCGCCAGCGCGCATTCCGGGGAACTACGGCCGCACGGCGTTGCCCCGGCCGGCGCGCACGTCCTGCATGTCCAACGCGTCGGCAATTTGCCGCAGCTGTTTTGGAGGCTTTCCTTGTTCCGCGAGGACGTGTACGAAACGGCCGCGGACGCGGGCCGCATCTTTTAATCAACTGTTTCAATTAGAGAAATCAGGTGTTGGCGTGACTGGCATTGGACCGTCTGCGCTATGCTTTTTCCCGCATTAAATCAGCTATTTAGCGCCCGGGCTTGTGTACCGTCCCTAACACAGTCCCTAACATTCCCGCGCCCTCGCTCGCCCGTAAATTTCCCAGCTTGCCATGGGTGCGGAGCCGTCGGGCAAGGGTCCGTTAACCGTCGGACTCCGCCTTTTTCAAAATAGAATTGCGTTTTTAAAAATGCGCCGTACGATGCGCGCTCACCCGGCAACCCCGCCGGTCCGGAGCCCCGCAAGTGACCCGCACCGACATTCACCGCCCGTCCGCAATCATCCCCGAAGACTATCTCTTCGTGGCGTTCGAATATCTCCGCATTGATGGCCTTGGTGACGCCGCCTTCTTGATGGCCGAACGCCAACGCCTCCGGGCTCACATGGAGCGGACCGGCGGCACCTATGCCAGCCACACCCACGGCGGCAATTGCCACGTGTGCGGCTCCGCCAACGCCGTCTATACGGCGATGTTCTACCACGCCAAAACCAACGCCTACGTGCGCACCGGCCTTGATTGCGCGGAGAAGCTTGAATGCGCGGGCGTCGAAGCCTTCCGCCGCAACGTCGCGACGGCGCTTGAACAGAAGGCGGGCAAGCGCAAGGCCGCCGCTACGCTCGCGGCGGGCGGGCTCTCCAAGGCGTGGGCAGTCTACGAAGCCGAACCGGCCGAGTCGGATCGCCGCGAAGAATCCATCATCCGCGACATCGTGGGCAAGCTTGTGAAGTACGGCTCCTTGAGCCCCGCGCAATTCGGGCTCCTAGGCAAGCTCGCCGACGCGATCACGCGCCGGTCCGAAATCGATGCCCAACGTGCGGCGGAGAACGCAGCGGCGGCCCCGGTGCCGGTGTGCGAAAAGCGTATGACCGTTGAAGGCACCGTCCTTTCCATCCGGACCCCGGATTATCAGCGCGGCGATTGCGGCCCGGTCCGCATGCTTGTGCAGCACCCGACGGGTTGGAAGGTGTGGGGCTCCGTGCCGTCCGCCGTCCTGCCCGATCTGTCGAAGGGCTCGCGCATCCGTTTTGACGCCGCCGTGAAGGTGTCCGATAAGGACTCCAAATTCGGCTTTTTCTCCCGCCCGACGAAGGCCGCCGTGCTGAAGGCCACCGGTTGATAAAGGACCGTTAACCGTATCTACTACGCAACGGTTGCGTACGCATCCGTTGCCTAGTATGGTCTTTGCATCAACCCGGAGCCGCCCCTATGGACTTCACCGCCGTCAAAGCCCGCCTTACCGAACGCCGCTCCGCGATGTTGGACGCCGCGATCACCAAGCTTGAATCGGGCATCGCTGCGGGCGCCGTTCGCAACGCCGACTACAACGACGCTAAGGACACCATCAACCGGGCCGTTGACGAAGCCTTCGACAAGTACCAAGCCGAAACGAAGGACTACTCCGGCCGCGTCATGGTGATGGGCGCCTACAACCTGCCCGCCGCGATCAAGGAAGCCGCGAAGCAAGAGGCGAGCGGCGCGGCTCCCCTCGCCCGCCGCCCGTTCCTTGAGGCCATGTTGCCGCTGCACACGCTCCTTCAATCCGCCAAGCCGTTGGTGGTGAAGCGGCAGACGGGCGCGAGCGCCCCGAAGACCCCGCGCCAGATTGAGCGCGAGGCCGCTACGATGACGTGCCAGTGTTGTGGCAAGCGCTATCTGGCCAATACCGGCACCATCGCGCATCATGGCTACCAGCGCCCCGGCGGCGGCTGGCAAACGGCATCGTGCAGCGGCGCCAAGTTCGCCCCGTTCGAAGTGAGCCGCGACCGCTTGGGCGTGCTGATCACGGGCCTGAAGAACTGGAAGGCGTCCGCGATTGAGAGCCGCGCGAAAGTTGAAGCCGAACAAGAGCCGGTGCGCATCACCTTCACCGACTACACGGCGAAAGCCGACGCGTGGGGCCGCCGCCCGGCGAAGTCAGCCGACGTTACCCGCGAGACCTTCGCCGCGATCCGCGCGGAGAACGAAGCGTCCCTCCGCCGCTACTCGTGGGCGCACGACTTCGACTCCATCAAGGAACGCGACTTGCAGGCCCGCGCGGCCGACATCAAGAACGTGACCGAAGAGATTGAAGCGCAGCAAGCCCGGTTCGATGGGTGGAAACAAACCCACGGATGGGACGACACCAAGAAGGAGTGGCGGCCGGTCTAACCGGCCGTTAAACATTCTACTACGCAACTGTTGCGTACGCATCCGCTGCGCTGTAAGGTCTTCACACGAACCATGGAGCCCCGCCGATGACACTCCCCACCCGCGAGCAACTGCGCAAGCTCAATTCCTACCCGTGCGTTGATGAAGTCGAAGACGAAGGCTTGGATGACGGCCGCTTCTTCGTCCACCTAGTCGAAGGCTTCGATTGGACGCAGGACCCGGCGCAAGTCACCCGCACGAAGAGCTTCGATAGTTACAGCGATGTGCGCTATTGGCTGGACAAGCGCGTGAAGGCGGTTGCCGCGCCATGAGCGAGGAAATCACCGACGGCAAGATTAAGGATTGGCCGTGCTCCGTGGCCATCATGGGTAACAAGGTGCAAGGCTTCGACGTGCAGACGGCGCCTTACACCGTAGACGACGCGTCGCCGCCGCACGATGTGGCGATGGCAACTGAAGCTTGCGAGGGTGTGGGCTTCAAGACACTCGCGACGGCCCGCGACTTCGCGGAACGCAGCGGCTTCACTCCCGATTCCAAATGGGGAGAGATGGTCGAATGAGCAAACCTCCGACGACCCTTGATGACTTGTTCGGCGACTACGAAGCCGAACGTCTGAAACAGATTGAAAAGGAAGAGAACGACCCGGCGGCGATTGCCCGGCGCGAAGCCCACCGCCGCGCGGAGATTGAGCGCGAGATTCGGCAAGGGCTCCGCGACGCCAACGGGGATTGGATTGAACGGCCAGAAGCCGACGAAGAGACGGAAGACGAAGATGGCGACGAAGACGACTCTGAAGCTTAGTGGATCGTACGACGCAATGGACGCCACCGAGTTCAACAAGATCGTGGAGCGGCTGAAGTTCCGCAATCAAGAGCATGTCGCCGACTCCATCGGCGTCACGCTGCGCACGGTCAACGGCTACGCGAATGGCGGCACCATCCCGGAGCCCGTGGCGCGCCTTCTGCGGCTCATGGAGCGCTTTAAGGTAGACCCGGACACTCTTCGGTAGCGCAGCACTTCGCACGCGATCAGCGCCCACAGCAAGGCCACGGTGAGGGGGTTTAGAAGCCCAATCCACCGTGGCCTTTTCCTTGGCCGCCGGTAGATCACGCTCGGAACTTCCCCGCCCAAAAGGTGAGGATTTGGCGGGCGCCGTTTTCGAAGGTGCCGATGTGCGAGATTGAGTGAGCGCCCGGCCCCTTCATGTAGGGGAATCGCGTGGAGCACGCACCGGCCGACAACGTGTCGTCCATCCACGTGGCTTGATGGTCGTGCGCCTTGTTAGCCGGGCGCCCCAGCTTCTTCAATGAGCGCGTGGAGCCGCGCGAACCGTTCGGGCCAAGATCGCCGTGCAAGCCGCATTCGATGCCCACAAAGTCGCGGCTCTTGCAGATGACATAGGACTCATCTTCGCCAAGGAAGCGGACGCCCTTCGGAATGCCCGCGCGACGCAACGCCCATTCCAGCACGTTGAAGTCCCGGTTGCCGTCTTCGATGGCCGCCAAGACCTGATGTTGAAGGAGCGCATAATAGCGCGCGTTTTCCGGATCGCGTTCAATCTTCGCAATGTTCAACCACGTGTCCAAGTGCCGGTCGTGGTTGGAGCGCACCACGATGGTTTCCAGCCAAGAGCGATGGCCTTCGTTCGCGAAGTCCGCCGTGACTTGCACTTCGTCTTCCACGTTGCCTTCGCCCGTCGCCCACTTTTCGAAGGTGCGGTGGAAGTTCTTTAGCTCGTGGTGGCTCCGGCTCCGCATGGAGAACACGTCGTGCCAGAACTGTTTGCGCGGCGCGAGTTGGTCCAGCATGCCGCCCTTGCCCCAGCCAAGGTGCCGCACCCAAACTTCCATCTCCGCCGCGTGGATGTCGCCCCACGTGATCGCCTCAAGGAAGGTACGCGACGGCGCGTCGGTGATCTTGACGGACTCCACCTTGCCGCCCGCGATCCGCACGCCGCGATAGCCCGACGGGCCGATGTCGTACACTTCGCCCTTCGCGCCAATCTGCAATTGGCGCACGTACCAATTGCCTTCGGAGTCCACTTCGACAAGCAAGCCGCCATAGCTGTGCTTTCGTTCGGCCATGATGCCGATGCGCTTTTGAATGTAGTTGCGCTGCGTGACGGTGCCGGTGGCATAGTTGAACTTTGCGGCTTCGTCGGCGAGCGAGGCGACGGACGCGAGCGCATGCTTTGCGTGCGGCACGATGTTGGATTTGCGGCCGTTGTAGTCTTCGAGTCCGGTGAGCGGATTCGCGGCCGTGGGCAAAATGTTCATCTCGCCGCACCACACCAAGCCCGGCGCGAGTTCAACGGATTCGTCGCAGATGTAGCGTTCAAGCTCCGGCGCGTACCACAGCTTACCAAGGGCGCCGCGATCCGCCGCCTTTTCGTAGGACCCGCGCTTCACGGACTTGGCGCCGTAAGCGTCCATCGCATAGGAGTACGTCCCCAAGATGATTTCGCACGTCCCGAAGCTCCGCAGCCACTCCGCATAAGCTTCCAAGTTCGCGAAGCCGGGGTGCGGGTGCGTGTTGTTCTGCACGGACGACACGATGTAGCGCGCCACGCTCTTGCCCTTGGGCAACGGACGCTTCACGGCCTTCACGTAGTCCACGCGGCCGTCCACCACCTTGCCTAGTTGAATGCCAAGCTTCTTTTGCGCGATCTCCAAGCGGCCGTTGTACGTCTTGCGCGGGAGCTTCCGCAGACGCGCGGCGGCTGATCGATTGCCGCCGGTTGCCATGTAGGCTTCGACATCCTTTTGCAATTCGTCCACGGCAACTTCGGTCATGACGCAAACTCACTTCACGTTAAAATGCGTGTCGAAATACGATTTGAAAAAATAGAGGAGCACGCCGCCCACCAAGGAGAGAAGCGCGCCCAACGCGGCGAGCCCCAGCTTTCCCGGAGCGGACTCCGCGCCCACGCGCATTCGATGCAAAAAGGCTGCGTCCTTCTGATTGTCTTGGACGCCTTCCGGGGTGATCGCGTTGATTCCAAGTTGAAGCATGAATTGCTTCATGGCCCGGGTCACGGCGCGCTTCGCGGCCTTCTCCGCCGCCGCCTCAATCGCCCGCATCGTCGCCGGGTCAATCTTCGACGTTACCGCCTTGCGCTTCGCGGCCGTCATTTGCGGAGCGCCTTCAAAAGCGCAACGCCCGTCGCGGCCGTGCTCGCGCCAATGAAGAGCGATTGAATAACCGCGTGCTCCGTGGTCTCAAACATGCCGGGCAGCGCCGCGACACGCCACGAACCCACGATGTGCACCGACACGCACGGATAGGGGATGAAGCCCCACACCCAATCATAGGATGGGAGCCACCGGGAAGAATCCAAGCACACTTGCCACGTGTGCCAAGCGAACGGCGCGAGGAAGCCCGCGATTGCCGCCACGACGGTGGGCGAAAAAGGCCCCTCCTTCTTGCGAATGTCGGCGTTGAGTTCGTCCGCCTTCGACGCCCCGGCAATCACGGTGGAGCCCACGCGCGAAAGCGTTTCGTTGTCGGATAGGTGAATGCGCGCGTTGGAGTCAACGCGCGCATTGAGGTAGTTGAAGACGGGGCCGACAAGAGAGGCGAGCCCGCCCAAGAGCATCTTGAAAATCAGCATGGCCCCTACTCCCCGTCGTCCAGATTGCCTTTCGCGGAGAAGCCCTTTTGCCCTCGCGTGAAGTGCATCACCGCGAGCCACAGCACCGTGGCGCCCACCACGATCAAGGAGAGCTTCGCGCTATTCGCGAACGCGGAGCGCACGAACGATTGCACGTCCACAAGGTTGTATTGGTCGGCAAGCATTCCCAGCCCGGAGAGCCCAAGCCACACCATGCCGCGAAGGATGGTGTAGACCTTGCGCCCGAAACGCCACGACATGCGGACCATGAAGGGCACGCCGTGCGCCTTGCTCGCGCCGCCGTCTGCGCAATCGCAAACCGGCTTGCTCTCGCTGCAAATGCACGCCAAGGAGCCGTCTTCGTTGAGTAGCTTTTCCATGTGCCTAGCTCCGCTTGGCAAGCGCGCTGATTTCGTCCCGGTACTTCCAAGCGAAGAAGGCGAGCACGACCAAAGAGACGACGCCCACGGCCACGTAAACGGCGACGGGCACGCCCCCACCGCTCACCGCGTCGGCCGCAGCCGTAGCGACGCTGCCAGCGCCGCCGGTCTTCACCGTGTTGGCCACCTTGCGCTTCAAGTCGGCTTCGCGGTTGATCGTGGCGCGCGTCGCGGGACCCGCAACACCATCCACGGTCAATTGGGGGTGCGATGTCTGCACGCGCAACACGGCCTGTTCGGTCGGATCGCCGAACACGGAGTGGTCCGGAATCTTGAAGCCGATCACTTCAAGCGCGTCGTTAAGGTCCGCGACTTCCGGGCCGGTATCGCCCTTGCGCAGCATGCCGGGCGTCCCGGCCAACGGGTGGTCCTTGTCGGCGGTGGCCGGAGCCTTGTTGGCCACGGTGCCCGACACGCGGCCGTTGGCGTTGAGCGTCGGCGGAGCCGTGCGGCCTTCGGGGCCATAATCGCCCTTCAAGATCATGTCGGCTTCGCGAGCGCGGCGGCGCGTGAGCCCGGCGAGCACCTTACCGCCCGCTTTGTTCCACGACATAAGGCCCGCGCGGATCGCCGCGTCTGAAGCCTTTTCGCGCCAGCGCGCAACCCACGACGCGCGGTTGATGGCGCCGCAGTTGTAGTGGAAGGACAACCCCGCGTCGTTCTCATTCGTCTTCGCGTTCGGCATGGCCTTCGCGACGGCGGGCGCGTAGTTCTGGCGAAGCGATTCACGGAGAAGGTATTCCGCTTGCTCTTCGGTGATGGTGAGCCCGGCGCCAATCTGGCGGCCAAGGTAGGCCACGGCGAAGGCGTCGTAGTTCGTGTTGCCGTAACCGATGGTCCAGACGCCAACGGAATCGCGGTACGCCTTGAGCGCACGGCCTTCAAACGAACGAACGACGGCGAGTCCCTTTTCGGTCGCGTCCATAGTCGAAATCCCTTTTAAGGAATGGGGCCACGTTTTCTAAAATGTGACCCGACTATGGACGCGGCCTCGCGGCTATTTCCAGTAACGATTAACCGCCCGGCGGCACGCTGCCGGGAAGGCACTTCAGGGTGAGGGCCATGTGCGCCGCGTTCCCGTCTTCGCCTTGCGTCGTCACGGTTAGCAAGTCGCCCGCAACAAATTGCGCCGCCGTGGACATGCTGAAGAATCCCTCCGTGGACCCCGCTGCGAACTGCACAATCCCAAGCACGTCCGAATTCCGGACCACGTTGAACATCAGGTCCGAACCCGGCGCCGTCTTGAGCACAACCCTTGACCCGGCAAGGTCCACGGGGAGGTAAAAGGCGCTCGCCGCGACATGCCCCAAAATCGGGTCATCAAACGAGAGGCCCGCGCCGGGGCTTCCTACCACGAAGAAAGAGAGGAGGAAGGAGTCGGGCCGGAAGATCAGCTTGTAGTATGGCCCCATGCCGTTGCCCGCACTTTCGGAGAACACTCCTTCGGACGTGTGCGTTAGCAATACCAAATAGAGGCCGTCGCCCTCGCGGAAGAAGTCGTTCTTCGTGTAGTCGGTGGCGGGCGCCCACGCGTCGCGGAAGGTGAGCGACGCGACGGGGAGCGAGAAAGGTCCGAAGCTTGTGCCGCCGTCAAGCAAGATGGTCATTTGCCCGTCGGGCGTCACAGTGATGGTTTGGATTTCGTGCGGCTCCATCGCGTTCACGGCTTCGAGCGCTTGCGCAAGCGCCCAATAGTTTTCATCGAACTCCTCCGCGCTAAGGGGCGCCTCCTTGCCGGTGCCCCAGCGAAGCGGGTCTGTCGTACGATACATAATTGCGGGAAGCGCCATGGCTCAAAATTCCTTTTCAAAAACGCGGTGACTCAATCAGTGCGCCGAAATCGATTCAAGTAACGTTCAACTCAATGGGATGATGCGCGACGCGTTAGTGCCGATTGCAATACCCGGCTGCGTTACGCTCACGTTTTCTTCCGCTCCGCCGTTATGGCCCTCGCTGATGCTTACCCCGTCGATTGTGTTGCCCGAGATGAACCATTCCCAAAACGCGTTAATGCTTGGCCCCGTTGGCCTCACTTCGCGCGATGTGCCGTGAACCGAAATGTTGATGGACACGCTTGAGCCTAGCGTGCTGCCCCGATCAGCTAACCACTGACGAAGGTCACGCGTGAACATGGACGCCCCGAAGTCCACGTCGTTGGGTCCGGCCGGGTCCGGCTCCACCGTGACTCCGTTGATAGTCAAAAGGACTGTGTGAGTAGTAACGTCATGGATGCCGACGCCCACGCTTAGCGCCATGTTGCCAAGGGCCTTCGTCTTCCAATGCACCTTCTTGACGTTCTGCCAAAGGTCCAGCTTTAGCGGGTCTTGCTTGGTCCCCTTATAAATCGTCTTGGCCATCACTTGTCCCAATCAATGCCGATTTTGAGTTCTTCGCCGGTAGCCCGGCGCTTGAACACCGCCTTATTGATGCGCTCGACTTCCACCCATTGTTCTGAGTCTTCCGGATTCTCCACGCGCACTTTTTCCGTCTCGCGCCGGTCCTTGTCTTCAAGCCATTCGGCGTTGAAGCCCGACACCCACGGGTCCGGCCCTTCCTCATAGTCCCCGGAATTGCCGCCCTTCACGGTGAGCGTCGCCGGATCGTCGGACACGACAAGAAGGGACGGCTGCGTGGGCGGGAGCACGCGCGGCCGAAAGACATCTCCGGACTCGAACGGGCGAACAACTTTTTCAAGGCTCATGATGACACCACGTCGGCTTCAAGATCGATCGTCTTCGGAATTTTCAAATCGGTTGTGAGAAGAGTTAGGGGCCGGTCAAACGGACCGGACTCGATGGGCTTCAGAATAAATTCCCAAGTGCATGGGACTTGATTGAGAGCATCGATTACGTCTTTCGGCGCCACGGCTTCAAGCGGAATGACAGACTCTTGCACGTTCACACCGTTGGTTTTCACTACGTTCTTCACAACGTCGGACGGGCGCAGAACTTCGAAGTTGAACCCGTCGTCAATTGGCTGCAAACCGAGAAGCGGCGAGTACGCAACATCGCTCGCATAGGGCAGCACGTATTCACCTTCATAACGCTGCACGCTTCGTTCCACGGAGCCTTCCTCCAAAATGGTAGGCGTCCCGCCTTGCGCCGTGACGGAGCCACCCCGGCCCACAGAGCACGCGAGCGTGACGGCGGCCTTAAACTCGCCGGAGTCGCCGCTACCGGAAATTTGGTATGACGAAATCTTGCCGCCAGCGGTCGCGCCGGGCAATCGGTTGTCATGAAGCACGCCGCTCTTCCGCAGTGAGAGCCCCAATTCCAACGCATCGTGGAAGGAAATTTCGAAGGAGGCGCGGACGCACCGGGCGGACGCGAGTAGCCGCGAACGCGCGAGCGCAATCAAATATTCGATGCTCTTCGTGCCGCGCACCGTCGGGAGATACATCCGCCGCAACGGTTTACCGATTGGCAGCGTTCCGCCCGGATCGATAGGCGACGCTACTTCGGAGGACGCAAACGACAAGTCCAACGCCTCGCCGTCGTCGGGCTCCGTCAACACCTTCTGCACATCAGCGGAGAGGGAGAAGGTAATGGTTTCGCTGCGCTGGCGATTCGCATCGTACTTCGCGGTGAGCGTGCCTTTCCAAGTCTCCAAAGCCACGCGGAAGTAGTGCCCCGGAAACCATGTCTTCAGCACGAATTGCGGGAACGCCCACGGTGGGCACAACACCGTCTTGCCGGGAATTGGTGAGTTCAATTTGCCGGAGAACGGATCGTTACCCCACATCCAAACCGACTTGCCGCCGCCTACCTTTTGAATGGTGCTTTGCCCCACGGTCCAGCCGCCGCCAAAGCTCGCGCCCGCTTCGGGCCAGTTGTCCGGCAATTTGTCGCCCGTGTACGTCACGATTGAGTACGGCGCACCGTGGCCACAATAAGCGCTGATGTCCACTTCGCCAGCGGCGACTTGCGCCCACGATACGGTGGCCGTGACGTTTACCGTGCGCAGAGGCGAACCGTCGTAGGACATTCTCACCGAGTCGTAGAACACACGGTCTTCATCGAAGGTAATCGTGCCATCTTCGCCGTTGGTGATGTCTGATGCGGAGACCACGTGCGTAACGCGGTCAATCGCCCACATCATCGGGCGAGACTCTAAGACGCTATCCGGATCGTCGCGCGCTTCTTCCGAAAACCAAATGGGGTCCCAATAGGGGGCAACCTTCATTGCCTCCGCAAGCGCGATCTTTTGAGCTACGAAATCTGAGGGGCGCGCCATGAATTGCAAGGACACCGTTTCGGAGTCCATGTCTTCAGGCATGCCAACGACGCGGCCGAAGAACAGCGGCACAACGTCGCTAAGCGAAGCTTCGCTTGCGCCCGGGTCAAACGCCTTGTTGTAGCCGAACCACGCCCACAGCTTGCGGCCGGGCGCGAGGAAGCCAATCTTCGGGTTCTCAATGGTGACGGTGAGCGTAGCGAAGTCGCCCTCCGTGTGGTCAATCGCGAAGTCGAAAATGTCTTCATCCACGCGCATGTGCTCCGCGCCGAAAGTGCGCTCTTCCGGATTCACCCAAGCGAAATAGAACGGTCCTTCAGACATCGCTTAGTCCTCTTCCAGCACCAACGACCACGACACCACGCGGCCGTATTCGTCTTCTTGTGTCGTGTACGACACCACCTTCATCAACAGTTGCGGCCGATAGAACGTGAAAGCGCCGTCGACTCGCGAAGAGCCCGCAACAACCGGGCGCTGCGGCGTGCCCCCGGCGGTGAGATAGGAAAGCTCTGCGGCGCAACCGACGCTCACCACGTCGCCCGGCCAAACGCCGTCTAGCGGCGGCGCCACTTGGTCGCGGCTTGTGACGGTGGACGTATACTTGCGGAATTGCGGTTGCGACAAATCCTTCAGCTTGCCGTTGATCGTACGACGCATTGCCGCAGCCGCTTGGATGTGGTCCAGCGTCTGCGTGAGCCCTCGCGCCGAATACGGGTTCACGCCCGCGCCGCTGATCGTCAAAAGCGTTTCCATCGTCGTCACCCCTTAAACCAAGTCGGCTTGCGACCGGCGCTCCGCACTTGCTTGCGCACGGAGTAGCGCCCCAGCTTGTCCACGGCATCGTCCGACGCGGTGAGCCCGCCGAACTCTTCGCCCCCGATTTGGAGCGTGAACGGATTGCCCCCGCCGCCCGCCCCGCCACCGATGATCACCGGCCCGCCCGCAGCGAAGCGCGGCACGGGCGGAAGGACGGCGCTTGCCGCAGCGCGCACAAAGCCGCCGGTCGCGAAGCCGCCCGGCTCGCGCATATTGTTAAGCGCGGAGAAAAACCCAACGCCCCACTTCTTGACGGCCGCAGCCTTGATGACGAATTCGCCATTCGAGAGCCAAGACAGAATCGAGTCGCTAGTCCCGGAGCCGGGTCCCCGAATGAAACCACCGCGCGCGTTCTGTTGCGGTTCGGAACCACCGCCCCCGCCGCCCACGGCATCAGCGATTGCCGCCGCTACGCTCTTCGCCTTGCTGATGATGTCGGCGAAGAAGCCGATAACGGAATCATACCAACCTTTGGCAACGGACGTTGCGGCGTCGAAGCCGCTTTGCATCGCGGCGACAACCGACGACATCAAGGCGGTAGCGCCCTGCAAGATCGTTGCCCACGCGCTCACGAAAAACTGCACGACCGCATTCCACGCCGCGCTAACGCCCGCCGCCGCAGCGGCGGCGCCCGCAGTAATCCCCGACCATGCACTGCTAAGCGCGCTCACAATCGCGCCCGCAATGTTTACTGCGCCCTGCAACAGCCTTTGGAAGAAGCCGATGATGCCCTGAATCGCGGCGCTCGCAGCCGCGAGGAACGCGGGCCAATTCACTTGCGTCAAGAGGGCGATCAACGCGGCCGTGAGCGCGGCGACGATGATGACGGCCGACCCGAAGGACACGCCGAACAACGCCGCCACCCCCGCCGCAAGCGCGCTGAAGACCGGGATTCCCGCGCGGACCACAGCGAACAGGGTCCGAAAGAGCCCGCCCGACGTTGCCACAGACGTGCCCATGCGGATAATCCCGCCCGTCACGGCATTGCCGCCGAAGACAGTATTGAGGATTTGGCCCACGGCCGCGATGATGCCGCCCAAGGCGCCCCACGTCGCGCCGAAGGTCTTCGTCACGGCCATCAACAACCGAATGGAGCCGGTCATTTGGGCGATGATCGCGACCATAACAAGCGAACCGGCCGTTAGGCGCGTGCCGAAGACTGCATTGATGGCGCTCGCGAGCCCGTTGAAGAAGCCGACCACTTTCTGCACTGCGGGGACGATTTGGTTATTGAAGAAGTCGATAACCGCCGGAGCCGCTTGAATGAAGCCGTTGAAAACGGCAGCGGCGGCGGTGCCGATGTTCTCCAAGAACTTAGTGATTTGCGGGCCGTTCTGCGACAACATCGCTTGCACCTTCGCCGACGCTTCCGCGAAGAATCGGTTGATCGCGCTCGCGTTGGCTCCGACGACTCGCGAAATCAGGTCAACAAGCTGCGCAGCCGCCGGACCGAAGTTGCCGATGAACTGTTGCCGGATTTGCTCCACCTGATTCCCGAAGGCGATCAGCGACGACAACAGCGGGCCGCCGAAGGTGTCGGCCAATTGTTGATATGCTTGCCGGTCCTTCAGTTGCTTTTGAAGGCGCTCGTTTTCTTCTTTCACGCGAGCTTGCGCGTTCGCCACTTCGTTGGCGACGCGCTGTTGCTCATTGAAGTCCGTCTTCAACTGCCGGACTTGCTGCGCAAATTCCGAATAGCTGATCTTGCCCGTTGCAAGCTCGCGATTGAGCCTTCGCAGTGAGGACTCCAGATTGATTTGCGCGGTCTCCGCCGCCAACGCTTCGTTGTTCGCATCAATTTGCGCTTGCGTCTGCTTTTCCAGCGCGTCGGATTCTCCCCCAACCTGTTTTGCAATGTTTCGCGCGACGTTCGCCAGCCCGATACCAGCCGCAGCGGCCCCCGCCACGCCAACGGCCATTCGTTGCGCAAAGCGGCCGACGGCCTGCGTTAGCTGCGGGAATTTGGACGTGAGGTTGCCAACGGCGTCCTGCAAGTCCTTGACCTTCCCCGAAAGCTCTCCCGCGCGACCGCTCGCGGCGGTAAGGCTCTCCGAACCCTTAACCGCGTTCGTGAGGTTTACGCCGTCCGCCGCCGCACGCAAGCGCGTGAAGGCGAGTTCACCGGCCTTGCCGATGCCCTGAAGCTGAAGCTTGATTTCGTCGCCGCCGACAAGCTGGATTCGTTGAGTGATGGTTTTCCCGGCCATGGGCTACGCCTCCAACCTTGCCAAGTAAAGTTCCGGGAGCCGCCCGCGCACCGCGTCGGCAACGCCCGAAATATTGAATCGCTTTTGCAGCGTGACCGAACTCACGCCGAAGAAAAGCGGCACCGCTTGCACCTTGCCGCGCTTGCCGGATACCCCGCGCCGGAGCTTTGCGAGCGTGAGCTTTGTGGGTAGCGAGCCCGCCACGCGGAGGCGCGTCGCGAGCAACGGAGTCTTGCCCGGCCGCTTCAGTGAAAACATTTGCACGCCGCTTTGCGCGAGCTTACGGGGCGTCGCGCGCTCTCGCCCGATCTTCGGCGCGGTTGGAAGCGCGATCCAGAGTAAGCCACTCTTCGCGCGAATGGTGCCGCCGCTCTCGAAAATCGTCGCGTAAGGAATCTTGTGATAGCCGAACGCCGCCGCTTCAAGCGAGTACCCGCTTTTGGGGTACATGTTGACGCGCCAAGCATTCTGCCACTTCGAAGAGAAACCCGCCGACGCAATGTTGCTGCGGGCGATGCTCTTCAACTCCACGGAAGCGTCCCGCACGGCGTCCGTCGCCGCGCGGGTGATCTTGGAGAACATGGACGGATCGCCCGCCACTCGCGCCGCGATGAACGCCGTGCGGACTTCTTGAGCCACGTCATTCATCTTGATACGAAGGCTCACGACGCCAACTCCTTTAGGTACTTCTGCACTTCCTTGCCGTCGCCGCGCGAAGCCATCATGGTGCTATGGATGAACTCCGCGCGCTCGACTTTGCGCCGTTGCTCCGCAATGAAAATCCACGCCGTCAACTGCCGGGGCGTGTAGCTCCATGCGTCTTCCGGGCGATGGCCCGCCGCGATCAGCCGTTCAACGGCTGCGGCGATTTCATATCCGGAATGCTCATGGATTCGACGCCTAGCCCGCCCATGATGGCCGTGAGGGCTTCCACGAAAGGGCCGACACCTTTGGGCATCGTGACCTTGATGATTTTTTGCAAGAGCGCGAGTTGATCGCCAGCGGGGAGCATGTTGGCCACTGCTTCCGCTTCCGGATTGCCGGGGTTGCCGGTGCCCGCCGCCAAGATCGCGTCGATAGCTTCCGGCACCTTGGCCATCAGGTCTTCCGGGGACAAGTCCACCTTGTTGCCGGTCATCAGCATCCGGACTTCCGGGAAGCGATTCAGCAACACGGCGATGCCCGTTGCTGAAACTCCGGTCACGTGCACGTCGGTGCCGTTGATGTTGTGGGTTTCGAAGGAAGGGGCTACGTCAAGAAGGCCGGGCATTGTCAAAATTCCTTTGCTCTAAAGTCGTCGGGTGGGTAGAAGCCGCGCCCGGTAATTCGGGCGCGGCGGTAGTTGGCGTTAGGTCGTCGCGTCGTCTCCCTCGCCGCCAAGGTGCGTCACGGTGCCGAACTTGCCCGCGACCGCAACCACGTTGCCGGTCACTTCAAGCTGGCCCCATTCGTCCGAAATCGGCGAGATGGCCGACGACGGCACGAACTCGACACGGAGAAAGTGCCATTCGAACTTCTGGCCAACTTCGTTCGTGCCGGTGAATTTGACTTCGCAAGCAATGCTATTCTTGCTGAAGATGTCGATGACGGTACGGCCGGACGAATCCACCGACGTGTCACCAAGGAGCGCAATCGACATGTTGCGCGTGGTCCACTCTTCGGCGGTGATCTTGAGCGTTCCCGACTTCGAAATGACCACCGTGCGGTCTTTCGACTTCACGCCCGCCATTGAAGAGAAGTGGTCCAGCGTTTCCAAGTCCGGGGTGAACTCGAAAGCCGGGCAGTTGCCCATCGGCGTGAAATCGCTTTCAGCCGAATCGATGAACTTCAGGGCCGCGATGCCCTTGCCGATGGTGTAGTTGAGAATGGACGGGGAAGCCGGTTCGGACATGACAGTGTGCGCCTCCTAGCGCTCAAAAATCAGGGTTTGATTTTCACTGTCATGGCAGTTGCGCAGGCCGCAGCGCGTAGTTGAACGCGAGGGCGATTCCTAGATCGCCGGTCATTTCGCGCCCTTCACCGAGTGCGGTAGAGCATCCTAAGTAACGTACATCACCGTTATGACACAGCGCTAGTAACGCTTCGTCGGTGGTGGCCGCCTTGATGACCTTGGCGCGCCAGCCGTTAAGCGCCGTGCCAAGCTCTTCCGTGTCCGCCGCGACGGTGACATAAATTTCGGGCATCGCCCCCACGATCACCGGGCCGCTCGCCGGGCGGCCCCGGCCATACGCGCTTTCGTCGGCCGTTTCGTCGCCGTCGTAGATACGAATAGCGGGCAACTTGGTTTCGGGCACCTTCGGTTCGTTGCGGAAGGCGAAGCCGCCCTCCGCTTCCGCCAGCGCCTTCATCACCACGTAGAGCCGCGCTAGAATCTGTTCACGACGGTCCATTACACTCGCTTCTTCTTGAGCAAGAGATACACTTCGCCGTCGGCCTCGCCCTTCGGAGACGGCTTCATTTCGTGCGCGTTCACGGTCCACGTTAAGCCGTTGAGCGCGAGCGTTGCGCCGTCCACGTCGTCCGGGGCGATGCCAAGGGCCGCAAGCTCGCGCATGCGCACGACGGCGGCGGGCACAACGGTTTCAATCCCGCCGTTGGTGAACGTCAAGAGCGTGCCCACCGTCTTGTCCAGCGCGGTCACATCGTGACTGTTCGCGCCGATGGTGAGCGTGCACGCCACGCCCACGGTCATGTAGATGGGATTCAGCAAAGCGGCCTGATAGTCCATTGTGCCCGTTTCCAGTTCGGCCGGATTCAATCGATCCGGGCCGACGGATTCCAGTAACGAATGGAGCTAGACGACTTCGCTTAGGAGCTTCTTGGGCCACCACGGCAAGCGGCTATCCGGCGACGTGTTAACCACGTCCACGCCGCGAGCCTTCAGCGGCTCCACGATGGTCCGGAACTGAGCCATTTGCAGGTCCCACGATTCGTTCCCGGGCAGGTTCGGAAACTTGTGCGGGGCGTGGTGGTGCGACGTGCCGTCGGGCGCTCGCCCCATGTCGGCGCCAAGAAGCACGATCCGGCGGACGCCAAGGTGCACCGCTAGATTCATCGCGCCTTGAAGGCTTGTCCGCTGCGTTGCCAGCGTGTCCGGTGCGTCCGCGAGGCCCGGGGGTGGATAGATGCGCCGCATGCGGTGCAAGCGCTCACCGGCCGCCGCATGGCACACGGTGAACACCCGGCCCTTGAAGGCCAGCATGCCCGGGCGCTTCCAATGATCCACCCACCAACGGTTGTCCGTGAAGAAGCAAATGTCCGCGTCGGGAAAAGCTTCGTACGATGAATTCACAACGATGACGCGGCGACCGGCAAGCATCCCAAGCCGCTGTTGCCGAACGCTGGGGCCGCCCGCGATCACGTACGCGGTGGCGCCAAGCCACTCCGGCTTTACTGTGTAGAACTGTGACATGATGACGTGGCCCAAACAAAAGGGCCGGGCGCGTTATCCGCAGCCCGGCCCTTCCCCACCCAACGCAGCGCCCCCGCTCTGCGTTAGCCGCGCTTACTTCGTGACCTTGAACAGCGTCCGGGGACGCATGCACAAGGGCAGCGGGTTCATCTGCGCTTCCACGTCAACGAACTTGTTGAAGCGGTAGTCCGGAGCGAGCTTCGCGTAACGGGGAAGACCGATGGTGTTCACCGTTTCGATGTAGTCGGCCGGTGCGTAGAACTCCGCGTAAAGGTCCGGCGCGCCGACGATGAAGCCCCGGCCTTCGTCCTTGTTGATGCCCACGGTGGTGCCGTCGTCGGTGCCCCGGTAGTTCTCCCAAACGACGCCGCCGAACTCGAAAGCACCATAAGCGTAGTTGTCGCCAAGGCGCCGCTCCTGATCGGCGGTGTTCTTGAACACCTCCTTCACGTCGGGCTGGGACACCAACGCGTCGAAGAGGTTGTCACCGCAGAGCACCCACGGCGTCCAGCCCGGCGCAAGCGTGGTCTTCGCGTTCTGCTGAAGGAAGCGCGAGATAACCTGACACTTCACGCGAAGGTCCGTGTGCTCCGAAGCAAGGCCGTCGAAGTCCAAGTCAAAGACTTCGGGGCCAACTGAGCCGCCGGAGTTCTTGACGCCGAACAGGTCGAACAGGTCGGTGAGCACGGTCACGCCGTCGGCGTCGATGATCTGGCCCTTGAGCGCACCGAGTCGGTGGTTCTCCAAGGTCAGGTCCAGACGGCGAGCCATCTTGCGAAGGCGGCCGTTAACGACGGACTGCACGGTGCGAAGCTGATCAGCCGTTCCGAACTCGCGAACACCCACCACTTCGTCCGCGCGGATGGTGTCTTCCACCGGCACGTGCGGGATGACGGCGGAACGGAGGTTGCTCTTGTCCGGCCGCTCCTTCTGCGCCGGAGCGCCGCGCGGCTGAGTCGGGACAAGCGAGAGCGCTTCGCCCTTCGTCTCGATGACGATGGTGGCCGTGTTGACGCCCTGCGCCGTGCCCGCGAAAACAAGCTGGCCCGCGCGCTGCGGCACGTGGTCAACTTCGTTGATCGCAGCAACCATGCTGGTCAACGAAAACGCGTCATCGCCGAAAATATCTGCGAAATTCATGACAGTCTGCGCCTCCTAGCGCGAAAAATCGTTGGGTGATTTTCACTGTCATGATGGCGCGAAGCCTATCCGGGGCCGTGGCCCCGGATCAAGTAACGAATACCCCGCTTAGCGCAGGACGATGTTGAGCGCCTTCAGCGCGTTCGTCACGGCCGTGGTGGCCGCTGCGGCGCCGCCGCCGGTCACGCCGTGCAGAGTGACGGCCGAAGCCTTCACTTCCGCGAGGCGGCCGATGTAGACGACGCCCTTCAAGTCGGCGGCGGTGGCGTCGTGATCGCCAAGGATGATGCCCACGATGGCTTCATCCGAAACGCCCCCAGCGTTGGAGCCGGTGGCGGGGACAAGCTCGCCCGCAACAAGCTTCACCACGCGGCCGTCCTTCGCGACGTTGCCGGACGAAAGCGTGCCGACTTCGCGCGAGAGCGTGCCGTTCGCCTCCGAAACGAGAAATTCCCCACGGTGCTGGGGTTCGGTCTTAACGGTAGTCATGGCTCAAGTATCCTTCTAATGAACCGGGTTGCAGTCTTGGGCGAGCGCCTTAGCGCTTGCCCGGCTTGTTGAAGCGCGCGTAAATCTCTTCCGAGTCCACGCTCTTGGCCTGCGCCTGTCGGCCGTTGCTGTTCGTGGTGTGGCGCGCGGTGGTGGTCGTCTCCGCGTCCTTGCCCGCGTCCGCGTCCTTGAGCTTCAGAAGCTCCGTTTGCACCTCGTCCACCGACTTGCCGTCTTCGATGAACTTGTCAGCAAGGTCCGCCTTGCCCGCCAGCTTGCAAAGCTCGCGGATGGCCTTCGCCTCCGCAACCACAGCATCGCGCGCCGCCTTGGTGGCGTCGTCGGCGCCGTCGTTGCCCTCGCCGCTGTTCGCGGCGTCATTCGTCTTCGTCGTCATGGTCTCTTCCTTCGAATGAGCCCCGAACAATTTCGGGACCTTGTTGAACTTGGCGACGTTGAACCGCGCGGCGGATTCCACCGGGTTGTCCACGCGATCCGCGAAGCCAAGCTTCACCGCGTCATCGGCGGCGAGCCACGTTTCGGCGTCCATCATCTTGGCGATTTTCGCCGAATCGAGTCCGGTGCGCTGCACGTACGCGTTGCGGATGTTGTCTTGCATCATCGCCAGCACGTCCGCGAAGCTCTTGATTTCGTCGCTCTCGCCGACGACACCGCCCCAAGGGTTGTGGATCATGATGAACGCGTTGGATGGCATCACGATTTCGTCGGCGGCCATGAGGATGACCGAAGCCATGGACGCGGCGAGACCTTGCGGGCGCGCGACTTTGTAGGCGCTGTGGCGCGCCAGCATGTCGTAAATGGCAAAGCCGGTCGTCACGTCGCCGCCGTCGGACGAAATCATGATGTCCAGCGTGTCCACCGGGCCGACGCCTTTCAACGCGTCGTAGAAGTCCTGCGCCGAAACGCCCCACGCGCCGATGTCGTTATAGATCGCGATTTCGGCGGCGGACTCGCCCTTCGCCTTCGCGCTAAACCAAGTCTTCTTACCCTTAGCCATAGTGGCCCCCTATTCGTTGGTGACGCCCGGCGCCGCCGGGGCCACGTCGGTTTGATCCGTGCCGAAGCCCTCGCCGTCATCGGGCGCAACCACGATTGACGAAGACAGTTGAATGAACGAAATGCCCAAGCCCGCCGCGCGGTCCTGATCGGCCTTGATGCGCGCGTCCACTTCCTCCGGGTCATAGCCTTCGGCTTCGATGACATCGCTGCGGCTCTTGAAGCCTGCGTCCACCGCGAGCTTTTCGGCCTGCCGGTCCTTGAGCGGGTCAATCCACTCCCACTTCGGTGTGATCCACTTCACGTCACGATACTTGAGCGGGTCCAACGCGAAGTCGCGAAGTGTGAAGGTCTTGAAGGCGCCGTTGAGCACGGCCGTATCGAACCACAGCTTCCACACGAGTCGGCAGAACTGAAAAATCATCACGTGATGTTGCTGCGCTTCGATCCGGCGACGGAAGCCGACAAGGCCCGCGCGAATCGAACCGTAGGAAGTCATGCGAAGATCGCCCGTCATTCCCGCGTATGTCGTGCCGAAGCCCGCCGCAGCCCGGAGAAGGGCGCGGTACTGGAACGGCTCATAAGTGGCGCCCACGTCGGCGGGCTCCGCGAATTTGATGTCCTGCCCGGCGGCAAGGTCCACGACGGCGCCCGGCTCCAAGCTAAAGTCGGTGCTGCCGTCCACGTCGTCGGTAGCCGTGCTGGCGAAGGGGTTCTCTTCGTCGCTGCCCGGGGCGCGCGTGACGAAGGCGCCGAAGAGCGCAGCAACCCGCTTCCGCTCCAACTCCGCGTCGTCGTACAGGTCCAGCATCGCAAGCGTGACCATGCCCGCAAGCGTGTGCGGGATGCCGCGAATCTGGCCCGCGCGCACCGGGCGGAATAGGTGCATGACCTGTTCGGCCGGAACGCGGGTCTTCTGGCCCGACACCGACACCGCCGCCGAAACGTCGTATTCGCCCGGGTGCTGCTTATAGAACCAATAGGCGACGCGCTGCCCGATGGGCGAGAACTCGATTCCGCATTCGATGCGCCCGCCGTTCGGCAGCACTTCGTTGTGGCCCGTGTCCAACATCTCCGACGGCAACAGTTGCAGTTGCATCGGGACAATGAGGCCATCAGTTGAGAGCCGCGCGCGGAAACGCACAAAGCATTCGCCCGCTTCGAACATCTCCGAAGCGATGGTGGCTTGCATGCCGTAGAAGTCGGACAAGCCGTCGGCGTCCATTTCGTCGGTGGAGAGCCGCCACACACGGGAAAGCTCTTCCTTGACCGCAGAGTCCTTGATCAGCGGCGACGGCTTGATGCCGGAGCCGACAAGCGCGGACACGTACTCTTCCTTCGCCATCGCGGCGTAGGGATTGTTGAGCGCCAGATAGCGCGACCGCGCTACGACGCTCTTTCCGTACTTGCGAATCTGCGTGTTGATCGCGGCGGCGTTCGTCGGAATGGCCGTGAGGCGTCGGCCGGTCTTGCCCGCGTCCATGCCGACGGCGCGCGGCAACGCCCGGCGCTGCGTGTTCGTAGCGGGCGCAATGGTGGTCTTCTTCGACTTGGCCGGAGCTTTCTTCGGCGCCTTAGCGCGCTGAAGCCGCGACACCGCGCGACGCGCAGCGGCAACCTTCGGCTTCGCGGCGCTCTTCGGTGCGCGCTTCTTCGCGGGTGCTCGCGCCATGAATTACAGTCCCTTGCACTTCTGCGTGATGTAGCTGACGCGCTTCCGGGGCGCGGTGCCTTGGACTGTCGATAGCTGGGACTCTAGGTCCGCAATAATTGCGTTCATTTCGGCGACGCTGCGGAACGTGGTTTGCGTGTCGCCGTGACGCACGAAGAGCGCGCCCGTGTCGCGGGCGTCCCGGATGGCCTTTAGCTTCGCGCTGATTTGTTCCGCTGTGTCGGCCATCGGTACGCCCCTTGAATGCGGGGAACGTACCGCAGCCGGAAAACTCGATTCCAGTAACGAATGGTCCGGCGCCCTAACCCACGAACGACGAACGACGGGGCGAGCGCTGGCGCGGAGGCGGCGCCGGGCGCTGGGGCGCGGGCGTCAACGCTTCGTTGAGCCGCGCGGCCGTCTCCGCCGTGGAGTCGTCCACCGGCTCCGGCCTACCGTCGTGGCGGTAGGCCGCGACCGTCTGCGCCACGCGCTCCAAGTTGAACTTGCGCACCGCGCGGAGCCCGGCGAGCGCGCCGTAAGCGTACACGCGAGCGTCCCACGCTTCGTTGGCGTGGCCCTTCTTCGCGACCCACTTACGCACTGTCACGCCCGCCTTCTTTTCGAGCACAAGGTTTTCGGACATGAGTTGATCAAAGTAGCCTTCGGGGCGATCAACCGGGAAGTGGCAGAAGCCGGGGCCGTGATCTTCGACAAGGAGCTTTTGCCGAACCGATTCCTTCGCCGCATTCACGCCAAGCATCACCGGCTTGTAGCCCGTCTGTCGAGTCTTCTTCGGGTCCAGTTTCGGAATCGGCCACACGGGCGACCACTGCCCGGAGCGATCCGCCGCGCCCTTGATCGCCCACACGTTGCGACCGATGCGAGCACGCGCGAACTTGTAGACTTCTTCGGGGTTGTTACCGCCGGAGTCGATGCACGCCGCGCGGATGACCATTTGCCCGCCGCTCTCATGTTGGAAGGGCGTGAGCAAATAGGCGTCCAACTCCGCCCATAGTTCGGGGCGCGCCGGATCGCCATAAATCACTTTGTAGTCCACGGACCACGACTCTTCGCCCGCTCCCCACGCGACCACTTCGCATTCCAAGCGGCCTTCGTTGACTGAGCCGCCGGTTTGCACGTCAATACCCGCAGTGAGTACGACGCCGCCAGCGGGCACTTGCGCGCCGAAGACTTCGCGCCGCGCAAGGAGCGAGTTAGCTTCAAGCTTCTTCAGCGCCGTGGTTTCGAACGGGAGTCCTAGCTGCGTGTTGTAGAAAGTCTGTTTTGTCTCCGGATCGTCCTTGCTCAACACCCACTTTTCCGCAAGCTCCGGTACGGTGATGAAGGGCGAATGGAGCTTGCCCGCGTTGAAGCCCGCGTGCGTGTTCGGCACGGCCTTCTTGCCGCAGTGCTGGCAGCACGCGTAGCCGACTTGGAAGCGGGAGTCCCACTTCCACTTGCGGGTCTTCAACGGGTCTTGCTTTTCGTCGCAGCAAGTGAACTGCCGGGTTTGCCGCCAGCGGATCGCGCCTTGCGTCGTGACAAGCCGCATGCGCTCCGCTTCGCTCCACTCCGTGCCGCAATTCTCACAATAGACTGCGGCCGTGAACGGGTAGTGCTCGCCGTCTTCGGACTTGTTCCATTGCACATGCCGGAAGAAGTCCAGCACCTGCGAGTAGCTGCAATGTGGGCAAGAGACGAACGGGCGCCGCTGATCGGACTCCAGATAGGATTTATAGATGCGCGAGGTTTCAACCATCGTCGGCGAGCACGTGCGGATGTGCAAGCTGTTGTTGGTTAGATTGAAGGTGGACGTGCGCTCTTCGGCGAGCAACACCGGATCGCCTTCCTTTGTCGTTTCGTACTTGTCGATTTCGTCAAGCAACGTGATCCGGATCGCGCGCATAGCAAGATTGGTGGGCGAGCCCGCCGACTCTAGCGCGAGGAAGCCGCCGGAAAATTCCTTGTACTGCAACGTATCGTCGGAAGAGCGCGACTTCGAATCGCCAAGAATCGATTGGAGCACCGGAGTCGCTTTGGCCATCGGCACCAAGCGTTCCTTGGAGAACGCCTTCACCGCGCCTTCCTTCGGCTGCGTCAACAGCATGGGGCACGGGTCCAAGTGCGCATAGTAGCCGATGACGTTTTCCAAAAGCGAAGTTTTCATCAACTGCGTGCACGACATGACGGTGATGTTACGCACGCCGTGTTCCTTCACGGCCATCATGGGGCCGCGAGCCACTTCAACGCGCGACGTGCGCCACGGTCCGCCGATAGCGCCCGACGACGTGGAAAGCCGCCGGTACTTGTCGGCCCACTGCGGGATAGTGAGGATGGGCGGCGGCTTCAGCGTTTGCCGCGCCGCCGCTTCAATCCTCCGAAGGCCCTTGAGCACCATCCGGCGCGGCAACAGACTCGAAGTCATCCGGGGCTTCGGCCGTGGAATCGTCATCGTCGCTAGGTTCGTCATCGGTCCAATCTTCCCGCTTGTCGCCGGACACGTCGGCGAAGGCGTCCGCAATCGCGGTCTTCATCGCGTCCTTCTGTTCCGGAGTGAGTCCGATGACTTGCGACTCCACGGCGAGGAAGCGCGAGCGCACCACGCCAAGCATGTCACCGACGAAGGCCACCACTTCGTCAACCGGAATGAGGGTCCCTTCCTTCTCTGCAATCTGCAATTCGCGGAGCCGCGCTTGCGCTTCCTTGTCGCGCGTCTTCGCGATGTCGAAGGAGCCCGCGTCCGGATCGTCCGTCACTTCGGAGATTTTGCGCGCGACATACCACCCGAAGAAGTCGGCGGTGTTGACCTTCCAACCTTGCTTGCGCGAGCCCTTCGACACGTACGGCGCGCCGTCGGCGAAGAGCTTGTCCAGCGTCATGGGCGCCAGCCCGCAGAACTTCGAAAGCTCCGACTTGTTCACAAGCATGCCGCGCGACGGCTGCACAATCGGCGCGGCGTCGTCGGCTTCGGGCTCAAAGTTGAAATCGTCTGCGGAGTCACTCATGGGGCAGAGTCATACGCGCCGACTCGCCGCACGATCCAGTAACGAAAGGAATTTACGTCGTACGGTGCACTAGCCCATCATCATGCCGGAGAACCCGCCCGTGGGCGGCAACGGCAAGTCCATCACTGCGCCAGCAACGAAGCCCACGCCGATCAAGAACGCGGCGACAAGAATCACGCACACGATGTCAACCCACGTCCACATGACGACGACTCCGCTTCAAAGCCACGCCCTCGCCGGGACACACGCCGAGTCGAACGGCACTCCGGCAGCCACCCGGAGCTTTAGCGGCCAAGACACCAACTAACCTAACGCGGCTCCGGCGCTATCCCCGACACGTCCATGGGCGCGTCGGACTCGCTTCCGTAGGTGTCCCGCTCAGTGTGGCCCGGCAAGGGCGCGTGATGATTGCGAGCGGTCCGGTGTTCCGAGTCCAATCCACCGGAGTGTGTCCACGGCCCAAACCGGACCGCTCGCGATGCCATCGGGTGCTGCGTGGTGGTCGCACTAGGCCACCCGTGTTTTAAAGTGCCGGGCGCAGCGGTCAGGCATTCGCGACTCGTAGCCGACGAAGCGGAGGGGATTCCAGTAACGAATGGAGCGGGGCGCCGGAGAGCCCGACGCGGCAAGGCATACCCTAAGCCTTTTCAAATTAATTTATAGCTGCGAACGTTCGGCGCCTCCGTTCTGCCCGCATTGCGCAAACGTCCAGAGGGACCCGTTAGCTCAAATTCAAATTAATTTGGAAGCGCACTTCGCTGTTGCGAGACGTTCGCCTCCTATCATTCAAATTAATTTGGCACATCAACGATGCGGTGCCTTTGCATGGAGGCGATCCATACAATGCAACGAGACAGATAAGCCCCAAATTAATTTGGATATGGTTCCGAAACCATCGAAGACGAACATACCAACTTTTCCCGGTAGTAACCCGGGTTGGTGTTGCGTTCACAACAGCACTCAAATTATATCGGTCGTGTCGGCTATCCGAATTAATTTCTAATCGTAAGCCCGGCGTCTGTAAGACTGTAAGCCCGTAAGCTTCCCGAATTTGCCTTATAGAGTATCCCTCTCCGTCTTCTAAATTCAGAAAGGCGGCTGATGTTATACCTATATAGCGATTTTGGCCCCAACAGTCTTTCAGTAAAACTATAACAATCTCAGGATATTAGCCAAAGGGTGTAAGCTTCTACGTCTTACATTTGCGTTTTTCGATTTGACTCCTGCTATTTTTCAAAATAGGAGTCCAAATCATGAAACAGCAAATTGACACCACGGCGCTAAGCGCATTTCACCCGGACCGCTGGACACTGATTCCGCTTTATCCGTTCGATCACACGTCCGAATTGCGCGGCAAGACCATCAAGGACGGCAAGCGCCCCCGGCATAAGGATTGGCAGCGCCGCGACTACTCCACCCGCGCGACCATCAAGGAGTGCGCCGCCAGCAATTCTAACATCGGTGTTAGGTTGCGCGCGGAACAGCTTGTCATTGACGTGGACCCCCGGAACGGTGGCGATGACGGGTGGTCCAATCTGTGTTTTGAGCTTGGACTTGATGAAGGCGCGTTCCCGTCCGTGACCACCGGCAGCGGCGGTAAGCACTTCTATTGCACCAAGCCCGCCGACGTTCCCGTGATGGATACGCTGAAGGATTTCCCGGGCGTCGAATTCAAGAGCAAGGGGCGGCAAGTCGTTGCGCCCGGCTCCATCCACCCGGACACCGGCCGCTTCTACGAATGGGACGACAACGGCGTGTCGCTCGCCGACGCCCCGCCCTGCCCCGAAGCGCTCCTTGTCCTGATCACGCGCCCACAGCGCTCCGTCATGACGACCGGCGGGCAGTACACGCCGGAACAGTTGGAAGCCTTTTTGGAGCATATCGACCCGACGCAGTTCCAAGATGAACACCGCTGGCGGACTATGATGATGGCTTGCCATCATGCGACCGGCGGCGACGCGCGGCAAGAGTTCATCAATTGGTCAATCAGCGATTCCAAATACAGCGCCGACGCTGATCTGATCGGCCGCCGCTGGGATAGCCTTCACGCCGACAAGGAGAAGGAAGGCGCCGCGATCACCATTGGGACGCTGCGCAAGCTCGCGCACGAAGAGAAGGCCGGACACCATCTCCCCGTAGACAACACGGCCGCCGCGTCCGACTTCGATGACGACGACTTCGACGGCGAGGAAGAGCAAGAGGCCGCCCCGGCTCCGCGCAAATCCAAAACCAAGTCCAAGCTTCCCGCCAATGAGACGGACGACGAAGACGACGGCGTGAAGCCGGAGAATGAAGGCGGCTTCACGTCCGCATCGGTTGCGGCGCTCACCAAGCTTAACGCCCAATACACGTGCGCGATTGAGGGCAGCAAATTCAAAATCCTGCGCAACAAGTACGACCCGGCGATGAAGCGCAAATATTGGGAACGCCTCGCCTCGCAAGACTTCATGATGCTGCACGGCAACCGTCGCATTGAGCGCGACAAGGAAGGCTTGTCGAAGAGCGCCGCCGACACGATGCCGCTAGGCAAGGCGTGGTTGGAGTGGAGCGGGCGCAACACGGTGGAAGGCGTCATCTTCGCGCCGGGCGCCGTGCACGAAGGCTTCCTCAACATGTGGACCGGCTTCGAGACCAAGCCGAGTCCGAAGGGCTCATGGGACATGCTGAAGGCGATGACGCTGGAAGCGTTGTGCGACGGCAATCAAGAGCTTTACGACTACGTGATTAAGTGGCTCGCCTTCATGTTCCAGAAGCCGGGCGTGCCCGCAGAGTCCGCGCTGATCTTCTACGGCGATCAAGGAATCGGCAAGGGCACGTTGGGCAATGCGGTGGCTCACATCATCGGGCGCCACGCGCTCTCCGTGGGCTCCGCCGATTTGCTCACCGGCCGCTTCAACGCGCACTTGCAAGACGTGCTCTTCCTGTTCGCCGACGAAGCGGTGAAGCCCTACGACAAGGCGGCGGTGTCGCGCCTCAAACATCTGATCACGGAGAAGCGCCTAACGTTCGAAGGCAAAGGCCGCGATGTCGTGGAGGCCATGAACATCATCCACATCATGATGGCTTCGAACGAAAAGTGGATCATTGAGGCGGCCAAGAATGAGCGCCGCTACGTGATCAGCAACGCCAACGACTCATGGAGGGACCAACACGACCGCTGGGACGAATTGCACCGCGAGATGGATAGCGGCGGCTATGAGCGCATGTTGTGGGACTTGCTCAAGATGCCGCTAGGCAACTGGCACCCGCGCCGCATCGTACGAACCACCGCCTACGCGGATCAAATCCGCCGGTCCTTCACGCCCGTGCAACTCTACCTGTTCAACGCTTGCTATGACGGCGTGTGGCCCACGTCGTTGGTGGATCAAGCCGAATGGACCACCAAGCCCATCCGCTTCTTCGCTGAAGACTTCCGCATGGGCTTCCGCGCGTGGTCGAAGGACCACGGCATCAACCCGGGCAACAGCGGGCGCGGGAATAACCAACTGCTCACCAAGGAATTCAAGGACGTTTTCCCCGACGCGAAGACGGACTTGCGGGCGGTTGTGCCCGAAGACTCCATTGTGCCCGCAACGCCAAGCGATGGCCGGGCGCAGTGTTTTGAAATCCCTTCGTTGGCGGAGTGTCGTGCAGCCTTCGACAAGTGCACGCATCACGCCAACGATTGGCCCGACATCGGCGACATGAGCGGCGCCGCCGGTGATTTTGACTTCGAATAAAAAATAACAACCATTGGAGGCCAAGCCGTGCCTAACACTGCCCATACAAAAGAGCACCTTGACGAAGACGTTAAAAGCTTCCTCGCCGCGCTGGATCGCAACCGCGCCATTTGGGCGAGCGTCGATTTCTCGCAACTCACCGTAGGCACTACGCCGGAAGTTGCCGCGAAGCTCTCCGATATGCAGTCCTTCGCCGACTATTACTCTCTCGCCTCGATTGCTTGGGACCGCGTGGGCGGCGCTCCCGAACTCGCCGAAGACCGCAAGGTGTGGCGCCTCCTTATCTGCCGTGAGGCCGCACGCCGCTACACCGAACAGAACTTGAACGAAGCGATTATCGCAAGCGTCGATAGCGCCGCCTAATCACCCCACCGCAGAAAGCATCATCCATGTCCAACAAACTGAAGATGGCTCACGCCGACCGCATCACCGACGCCCGCCGTGATGCCGTGATTACCGCCGCAATCGACTTCGTGAAGAACCCGGCGACCCCCATGGCCCACACGCTCGCGAAGGTTGTTGAGCGCTACGAAGCCTTCTGCGCCTCCATGGAGTGTGAGTGCCCGGCGCCGGACGTGTGCGAGCGCCACGCGCATTGCTTCATCAATGACAACGTTCACCGCGACTAGCCGCCACATCACAACAACGCATCACAACATCGCAGGGGCTGGAAATGCATCATCGTATCAAAATCGTTCCCATCAACGAACCCAACGCCGAAGGCGAATGGCGCACCATCACCGCGCGCGATCTTCAGAACATGCCGCCGTCGCGGCGTGGTTGGCTCGCGACCGCTGATCTTCTTGCGTCCTTCGTGCCGGAAGGCTTCACCGTCGTGAGTGTTGAGACATGTCACTAGTCATCGTTTGGCTTTTGTTGGTCCAGGGCAACGGGTCTTCGTCTTCTGCAATCAACACCGTACACACCTACACCACGGCGGCCGAATGCGAGGCCGACGCCGGGAAGATCAAGAAGACGTTTTGGGCGCTAACGCTTTGCTTGCCCGTCAACAAGGAGACTGCGCAATGAGCAACCGCCGCTTGTACGCCTACACCGCCGCGCTTTTCGCGGCGATCTTTCTGGCGCTCCCGTGGCTCCTGTTGGGCTTGACGCGCTACGCCGAATGGGTGGGGACGTTCCGATGACCGAAGTGGAAAAGCTCCTTCTTCGGAACCAACTTCACATCATGCGAGCGCTGAAGCGCGTCCCCATGTTGGAAGCAAGCGTCGTGTTTGGACTCCATGACCGCATGGAAGAAACCCGCAAGCACCTTGAAGACCACGAGGCCGCCTGCCGCCCGTTCGTGAACGGAGGGGCGAAGCCATGACCCTAGAAGACCTGATCGCCGACGCCGCGCGCCGGGGCGAACTCAACCACCTTTCCATCATCGCGAGCGGCAACGGATTCCACGCCGTCTTCCGCATCGCCAGCGGGGGCGGGCACGCAAGCGCCAGCGATAAAGACCCCGTTGAAGCTCTCCGTGCCGCGCTCACGGGCGCGAAGATGGCTCGCGCACCGCGCGGGCCTTCCATGAAGCCCACACCGGAGCCGGACCCGGTGAGCACCACCGAAGACGAAATGGATTTTGGCTAATGATCCAACTTCATTCCGATGACTACTCTTTCGCCGTCATGGTTGTCGGTATCGCATTCGCCGTTGCGGCCGTCAAAATCGCCCGCATCATCGTCACGAAAGGGAAAGAGTGATGCCCCGGCCAACCGATTGGGCGCTCGCGCATACGTGCACGTACGGCACCGAAGCGCACCTAAGCGAAGACATGCAAGCGGAGCTTCGGCGCCGGGGCCTCATTTGCTTCAAGCCGTTTTGGCGGCGTTGGCGCGACAAGTGGAAGGACCGTTGGTGGTTCTACCGCCACCAAATGCGTGAAGGCTTCTTCCTCTCCATTCTGTTCACGATCTTCTAGGGGCACACCATGCCACTTCGTACAATCTCCGACACCCTGAAGGCGCGCGGATTCGTCTACAAGCTCATGGCCTACCGGCACCCGCGCGACCGCGACGGCCTCTTGCGCCTCACAAGATGGTACATGGTGCACCGCCGGGACCCGCTCGCCGACCACGCGAAAGCCGCTCGCCGCTCCGGCTACGTGCCCGTTGCCTTCCTGATCATGAAGGACCGGGGCTGATGGCCCGCCTAGTTCACATCGTGGGCGCGTGCGCGTTCTTGCTCGCGCCCCACATCGCCACAGCCACCGACTATCGGCGCGATGCCGTGTTTGCGCCCGATGCCCGTTGCGAGACGGCCGCGCGCTACGACGCGATGCGCGAGGGCCGGGCCTGCGCTCACCCGATTCAAATCGCGGGCTTCTCCATGGAGTGGCCCGACGACGAAAAGTCCATCACGTGCCGCATGGTGCGGTTTGCACTGAAGCGATACGACGCCGCGACGCTGGAATCGATGGCCCGCGCCCGTGGTGTGAGCGAAGCAACCATCGAACGTCTAAGGAAGTGCCTGTAATGCCCCACAATACGATTGGCTACCCGAAGCCGCCGACGCCGGATCGCCGCACGCAACGCATGCGCCGGATTCTGGACAATCAAGTCGTTATCATGCGCGTGCTGCATTCCCACGTCGGAATGAGCCACGGCACCCACTCCAAGGACTCGCGCTTGCTCCTTGAAGCCGCGCTTGCCGAAACGGCGAAGGTGCAATGATGCACGTTACCAACATCCCACACGCCGCCAACAAGCGCGCTCAACTCACGCCGTCCGCAGCACAAGACCACGCGAAGGTGTGCGTGATCGATCCGAAGGCGCCGCCGATGTATAACTCTTGCGGCGTCTGCGACCTGTATATCGGCCCGCACATGTTCAAGCCGGAGAACCACGACCACTTGCGGTTGATGGTCGCGGGGGCCTTGGTTTCGGCAATCGAGGCGGGGCGCGCGGCGGGTTATAAGCAGGCACAAGCCGACATGCGCGCGGCTTTGGGCGTTGCCCCGTGAGCGCGCCGGGGCACGTCCACGCCTTCAAAGTCACCGGGAGCGGAACGCACTTTCCGCCCGTTCCCAACTCGCGCCACGTGCCGCGCCCCGTCCACACGGTGGCGTGCGAATGTGGGCAACGCGGCTTCTTCTATCACGGCTCGCGCGCCATCCTCACGTGGTCCGCCGATTGGTGCACGGAGGAAGACCACGACGCGGCCCAACTGCGCAAATCGCCTTATGCGCGGGCGCGTCGGCCATGAGCTACTTTATCGTACGATACATGACGACCAACGCTCCGGGGCACGTGCACACGCGGCCCCGGAGCGAGAGTGCCACCGAAGACGGCGCGATGGCGGAGCGCGACCACCACATTGAACGGTGGAAGGACGTGACGCACTGTTGGGTGGAAGAAGTGCACCGGGGCCGCACCGTGCGCCGCTGCGGCTTCGTCTCGCAACGCATCGAAGGCATGGTGATGTAGTGTCGTACGACGCGCGCGCGATTCCATTCGTTACTAGAATCCGCGCGGGCGATTTGACTACCTAACCGCATTGCAAACCCCACATTGCGTTTAGGTGTTTTTATGAATTTCCAACGCCCCTATATCTACCTCGCGGGTCCGATCTTCGGATGCACCGAGGGCGAAGCGAAGAACTGGCGCGCCGACTTCGCGGACAAGCTCGAAGCTGAAGGCATCACCGGCATTTCGCCGCTTCGCTGCGAACCCATCGTGGGTGAGCGCTACGACGTGGCCTATGATGATCCGTGCTTCGGTCAACCCAAGTCCATCTTGGCCAAGAACTTCTTGGACCTTCAGCGCTGCGACATGACGTTGGCCTATCTTCCGAACACGGAGCCCGGCAAGGTCCCGTCCGTCGGCACCATCGGCGAATTGTCGTGGGCCTACGCGCTCCGCAAGCCGGTTGCCGTCGTTACGCAAGACCCGTTCTTGTCGAAGCACCCGTTCATCTCGCAACAGCCGTCTTGGCCGGTGCTCTCCACGTTAGACGACGCGTTGCGGCTGATCGTCGGGATTTTCGGCGGCTACGCTGGGGGCCGCAATGTCTAAGTGCGAACGCTGCGGCGAACCGCTCCCCGTGAACACCGTGGACCACTGCGATTATGAGTCCGGGCCGTGTTTGCGCTGTACTCCAATCGCCGAACTCGCGGCGGGCTACCCGCTCCGCCCCGCTCCGGCCGCCGCGCCCTTCACGCTTCAGCGCGATCCGGGCGACGAACACCGCGAGGGCTACCACTCGCACGACCGGGCAGCGCGCGAGCGCGACGCAATCGGGCACCACACCTTCACCATCCCGCCGGGCCATGTGCCCGTCATCGACGCCGAAGGCCGCGCTACTGGCGAAGTCCGACTCAAGCCGACGTGGCCACATGACGAAGGCGAGGCCCCGGAGTACGTGGACGGCAAGGCGTACATCTACGACGGCCCGTCCCAAACGTTCGCGGAGCCCGCCCCGAAGCCGGAGCACGACGCGACCACCGACGCCAAGCCGGGCAACCCGAAGGACGCGTTCGGCATCCTGAAGGCGTCGCTTACTTACGTGTCCTTTCCCGTGCTCATGGAAACTGCCATCGGCATGGCTGAAGGCGGCTTCAAATACGGCGCCCACAATTACCGGGTGCGCGGCGTGCGCGCTTCGGTCTACGTTGACGCCACCATCCGGCACGTCTTCGATTTTTGGGAAGGCGAAGACGTTGACGAAGAGAGCGGCGCCAAGCTCTCGCACGTCACCAAAGCGATTGCGTCGCTCACCGTGCTCCGTGACTCCATGATCCGGGGCAACTGGATTGACGACCGGCCGCCGCCGTCGCCGAAAGGGTGGCTCAAGAAAATTAGCGCGGAGATGGTGCGGCTTTCGGAGAAGTTTCCGCAGCCCGTTGCGCGCTACCTCGCGAACGGCAAACGCGGCCCCGGCCGCATTCTCGAAAAAGGGGAGTGACATGGAAACGCTAAAGAACGGCCTGTGGCCCGTCACGATTCAAATCGTGGCGCCTGTATGCGCGTGCGGCGTTATGCTTGGACTCGTCTACCGGCTCTTCGCCGGTTAGGCGTCGCGAACGCGAGCGCGATCTAGGGCCTTTGAGTGCACTTCGGTTTGAGCGGCCTTCAACGTCTTTTCTGCGGCCACTTGTTCGTCATCAATGAAGCCCGCGAAAATCACTAGGTCACGCGCGTCTTTCGTGTGCTCAATGCGGAGCTTCATTCCGAACCAAGTAGAGAGTTGCTTACCCTTCGCCTCTTGGTGTCCAGTCCAACGCACCTTCTTACCAGCCTTGTTTTTGTGAATCACCCAAATGGGGCTGGGGTACTTCTTCGGCGCAGCGGGTGGCATGCCGGGCAACGGCGTGGAGCCCGCTGCGTTTCGGAACATCTGCATAAGTTCGAAAATCTCAATCGCGGCGCCTGCTCCGCGTTCGGCAGTAAACTTTGCAATAGTCGCCAGTTCGTTTTCCAAGCCCTTAATGGACTCGCCCTTGGAGTGGCGCTCTTGAATGGCCGCCCAAGCTGCGGCGGCCTTTTGCGCGTCATCCATCGTTGAAACCCCTCTCATCACGGTCATGTGCTCCTTCAAAAAGCGCTGAATCAAATCTTTGGATCACGGCATTTAGGTAACCGTACGACGCATGAAAGTCTAAGCCCTTCACGCATTCTACCTTGGAACTGCTCAAAAACCTTCTGGAAAATACCGGAGGCGCTGCGGCCGAATGGCCGCCGCGCCCAAACGCCCTCTTTTTACAATCGTTCCTTGCTTTTTTAGAAACGCCGTCGCATTTTTACGAACGTACTCGTTTCCCGGGAAACGTCCAGCGAACAAGTATTAATTGGTGAATTTTCAAGGAGTTAATAGCCGTGAACTACGTTAATCGACCACGCAATTTCGATCCGCGCTCAACCGTTAGGGTGGAAGAGACCCGCAGCACCCGCAACGGGAAGCCCTTTCGGACCAAGGCGCAGAAGGTGGAAGCGAGTCGCTACGCCGTGCGGATCAACGGCGCTTTTTGCTGTAAGGCTCCTGTAAGCTTTCACGGCGACGTTTCAAAGAAGGACTAGCGCGTTTTTCAATTCGTTACTTGGAATTCTAAAAACGGATGGGTACGACTCCACGCGTTACGTACCCATCCAATTAAAGGAATTTTCCAAGTGACGAAGATTGCAATTGAACTGAAGCTTTCGGACGACGACCGCAACGCGATCATTTCCGAAGTCGAAGCCCGCCTCAAAGGCGTTGCCGAAGCCGCAGTGAAGAACGCGGGCAAGGGCGGCAAAGGCACCACCGCCGCGAGTGGCAAGGGCACCACCACCACCAAGCCGAAGAACGAAGAGCCCGCCGACGAATCCGGCGACGACTTCGAAGACACCGACGGCGACGCCGACGCGGGCGAAGGCGAAGGCGAAGGCGAAGGCGAAGGTGACGAAGACTTCGACGGCGAGGGCGAGGCGGAAGCCACCGTCACCAAGAACGACGTGCAAGCCGCGCTCCGCGACTACGCCGCTGTGTCGTCCAAGGCCGAAGCCATGAAGCTCCTTGAGACGGCGGGCAAGTGCAAGGGCCTGTCGGCGCTGGAAGAGAAGAACTTCGCCGCCGTCATCAAAGCCGCGAACGACGCGACCACCAAGGCCAAGAAGGCCGCGAAGAAGAAGTAAGCGCGACTCCAAGGCGCTCACACGCGGCGGGTGCATGCCCGCGCCCGCCGCACCTTCTCCCCATCCTTCAAAGGCCCACGCCCATGAACGTCAACAACATCAAGTCCAACACGTGGCGCCGCGTTGCCATCGTCTGCGTGATGCCTCTCGCGCTCGCGCTGGCCGTTTGCGCGGGTGTCATGGCCGCCGCCGAAGTTCTCACCGAAACGTGGCGCGACGCACGCGCCGCGTGGAAGCCACAGTAACACCGGGAAAGCCGCTGCAATGTCGGGCCACACCAAACGTTCACCGTCTAAGGCTAAGCGCACGATCCATTGTAGCGGCAATCTTGCCCTAGTCGGCACCCTGCCCGACCACCAAATTAACATCTCCGGCGAGGCCGCCCGCATCGGTACGTGTGTGCACGGGCTCATTGAAAAGTGCTTGAAGGAGCGCAAGGAGCCCGCCGAATTCCTTGACCGGATCGTGGAGCTTGTCGGCGACGAAGAAGGCTTCACGATGTTGAAGCCCAACGCCAAGACGCCCGGCCCGGGCCGCGTCTTCTACGTCGTCAATTCGGAGATGATTGAAGGCGCGACCGTCTGCACCGACTACGTGCGCGACCGCTGCCTAGAACTTGGAGTGGACGAAGCGGCGCTCCAACTGGAAACGCGCACCAATCCGCTACCGGATCGCGACGACACGTCCGGCACGGCCGACGTGACCATTGATGCGTGGCCCACCGTCCTTGAAGTGCTGGACTTCAAAAACGGGTGGATTGTCGTTGAGACCAAGACGGATCAAGGCATCGCCTACTTGCTGGGGAAGGCGATTGAAGACGACTTCGCCCACGAACGCTACATGGTCACTATCGTCCAGCCTAACGCGAGCGATCCGGAATTGCGCGCTCCGCGCTCCGTCGAATACACGCGCGAAGAACTCCTTGAGTGGCAAGCGATGTACCGCGCGGCCGTGGAGCGCTGCGACGAAGCGGACGCGGCCTTCGCTAAAGTCAACGACGCAGAGAGCCCGGCTTTCCGCGAGTGGGCCGCCAAGTATCTGAAGGCCGGAGAACACTGCACGTTCTGCGAAGCGGCGGCCATCTGCCCGGCCAAGACCATGCTTCATCAGGCACAAGCCAAAATCGACTTCGCCGACGAACCGCGCACTATCGACTTCGACTCCCGGCGCCGTCGCGAGATTAGCCACATCATGAAGTGGGCGCCCCACTTCGCGAGCTTCTTTAAGGCTGTTGCCGCCTACGCGCAACGCGAGATGGAAGCGGGCTTCGACATTGACGGCCAAAAGCTTGTCCGCAGCAAAACCAACCGCGTCCTCAAGCCCGGCATGACCGAAGCGGAGATTGTGGCCGCGATCCTGAAGGGCAAGTTCGTCACCGACAAGGGCAAGCTGTACGCCGCCCCAGCGCTGAAGAGCGGCCCACAGATTGAAAAGCTTGTGGAGCCGGAGCGCCGCAAGGAGTTCGAAGCCGCGTTTCTCCACAAGCCCGAAGGCGCGCTCACCATCGCACCGGCTGATGACCCGCGCCCCGCCGTGCCTCGCGGTGCTGCGGATGATTTCGATGACTTCGACGCAGAAGACGAAATGGATTTTGGGTGAAGCCATGACCGAACGCTTTTACATCATCACCGTCCGTTCAATGAACACGTGCGACGATTGCGACGCCGCCGTTTGTGCAACGTTCGTCGCGTCGCAAAGCGACCTTCCGGAACTCAACATCGCCAACGTTGCGACGGGCGTTGACGCGCTCATCACAAGCGCGCCGCTAGAGGGCCTGCGGCCGATGACCCGCGAGGAAGTGGACGCGTGGCGCGCGGACGACGAAGAGGATTGAGCCATGTTGGTGTTTCTGTTGATCGCTATCGCGTGCGGCGTGCTCCTCTACCTCTCCGTGCTCATTGGCTCCGCGCACTTGGTCGTCTCCGCGTGCCGGACGCGTGACTATGACTGCGCCTTCGGCGGCGCCGTTTGCTTCTTGTTCTTGCTAGGCGGCGGCGCGCTGTTGTTGGCGCGGCTCACGCTGGACGCGCTCTAATGTCCCTCTTGGTCACATGCCAGCACGGACTCGGGGACAACATCTATTCCCGGCCCTTCGTGCGCGCTGCGGCCTTGAAGGACTCCGGGCCGGTCTACCTCTCCACGCCGTGGCCCGAATTGTTCGAAGACCTGAAGATGTACGGCGTGCAGTTTGTCCGGCCGGAGACCCGGTTGCGCACGCAGGCCAAGAACGTGGAGCGCCAGCGGCCCGGCTTGTGGGTGGGCGCCCCGCTCAACGCCCGCACGGTGCGCGTAGGCTACAACGGCGCGACGCTCAAGGCGGGCTTGTCGGTGCCCCGCGCCATTGAACGCGTGTTGCCGCTGCGAGGCGCGCCCTTCGTGTTCGATCTCCCTTACATGGGCGTGTCGCCCGTTACGACAATCGGCCAACCGCTCGCGGTTATCCGTCCGGCAACAGTGCGCCGGGAATGGTTCAACGCCGCACGCAATCCCAAGCCCGAATACATCGCGGCGATTGCGGCGGAGTTGATGACTACCCACCACGTTGTTGTGGTGGCCGATCTACAGGACGGCGCGGAGTGGCTAGAGGGCGAATTGCCGCCCCATCACCAAGCATTCGTGCGCGGTGAACTAACCGTCCGTGACCTTCTTGCCCTCGTTGCGGCTGCGGATGTCGTCGTTGGTGGTGTCGGGTGGATCGTGCCCGCAGCGCTCGCGCTTACCCGCCCCGCATTCATCATCCTAGGCGGGCACGGCGGCCACAACGCCCCGGCGCTGATCACCGACGCCCGCATGAATTTGTCCCAAATTTATTTTGCAGCCCCCACGGAGTATTGCCGATGTACGGACATGAAGCACAATTGCACCAAGGAGATTCCCGACCTTCGCTTGAAGTGGGATACGTTCCGCCGCACACGGCTTTCCCGGCCGTCTTCGCCCACACCGCCGCCCGCTCCTTCACTTGGTGGCCGGAGCTAGGCTTCGGCTTCTACCCGGTCACGGCGGGCGTTGCGCCGTACGATGCAAACTATTTTGAGCGCTACGCGGAGATGGGCGACACGCCTACGGGCCGCGCGCTCAACATGGCGCGTTGCAATCTTGTTGAGCGCTTCACCAAGGGCGCCGTGGTGGACATCGGAATCGGCGCGGGCACCTTCATTGACTGGCGCCTTGGCACGCTCTTGCAGCCCACCTACGGCTTCGACGTGAACCCGGCGGGCGTGGAGTGGCTGAAGCGGAAGGCGCTCTTCCTCAACCCCTACGAATGCGAGAGCGTGGACGCTATCACGTGTTGGGACGTGTTGGAGCACATCCCCAGCTTCGAAACGTTGATCAACCGCGTCAAGCGCTTCGTGTTCGTCTCCATCCCGATCTTCCGGGACGTGACGCACGCGCGGATGTCGAAGCACTTCCGGCCCGATGAACATTGTTGGTACTTCACCGAGTACGGACTCAAGGGCATCTTCAGCACCCTGGGGTTCGATTGCGTCGAAGCCAACGTCAACGAAGTCCAGTTAGGGCGCGAAGACGTGATGTCGTTCGTGTTCAAGCGCCGCGCGGCCGATGAACGCTATCACCCCGAATGGACGTTGGACGCGTCGCACCATGACGTGCTCCGCGCGATGCGGGGGCGGCCGTGAAGGTTCTCGAAATCACTGTGTCGCAAACGGTTCGTGTGAACCTAGGCGACTACCAATCCACGGACTTCTTCGTTTCGATGAAGGCCGAAGTGGAAGACGGAGAAAAGCCGCTTGACGTTGCGGCAAGCCTCCGTCGCCGCGTCGCTCACGCGCTCACCAACAGCGTAGGCGCCAATTTCAAAGCGCGCGGCAAAGACATTTCCGCAAAGCAGATTGCAAAAACCTACGGCATTGAACGGATCGAAAAACCATGAATGACTTGATTGTCCATCACCACTTGCACCGGCAACGGGATTGGAGCGAACGAACGTTCGGGCCGTACTCGCGCCCGCTGCGCACCGAGGGCGTCCTTGACCACATCAAGAAGGAGGTTCGCGAAATCGAAGCGCACCCGTCCGACTTGGAAGAGTGGGTGGACCTTATCATTTTGGCGTGCGAAGGCGCGCTCTCGCAAGGACACTCGCCCGAAGCCATCGCGAAGGCGTGGGAAGCCAAGCAAACCAAGAACGAAGGCCGCGTGTGGCCCGATTGGCAAACGGTGGAGCCCGGCAAGGCGATTGAGCACGACCGGCGCATGGATTGCGCGGCGTACCGCGATGGCGGCGATTGCAAAGAATGCGACGCCGACGGCTGCGTGATGATGCGGAGCGCCTATCCATGACCGGGACCCGCAATCGCTGGAAGATCATGTCCACCAACCGCGCCGACCCGGAGCAAGGGAAGCGCCGCAAGCTGGACGACTACGAAACGCCTCCGCACGAAGGGTTGCAACTCGCACGCTTCTTCAAGCCGTCGGGCAGCATCTTGGAGCCCGCTTGCGGGAGCGGCCGTCTTGTCGGCGCGTTGAAGGAAGCCTTCCCGCGCACCCGGATCACCGGCACCGACATCAAGACGGGCCACGACTATACGAAGCGGACGAAGACTTGGGCGGGCGACATTATCACTAATCCGCCTTACCGCGACGGCTTGGCGGACTTCTTCACCACGAAGTCCCTTGAGCTTGCGGACGGCAAGGTGGCGATGCTGTTGCAGTCCGGATTTATGTGGGGCTCCGGGCGGTGCGACGCGCTGCACTTGGTGACTCCGCCCGAACTTATCATCGTCCTGCCCTATCGCGTCTATTTCTTCGAAGGCCCGAAGGGCAAGCCGATCAAGTCGCAGTACTTCAACCACGCTTGGTATTGCTGGCCTGATCGCGAGACGCGCGAGCGCGGCGGCTACGGCACACGCATTGAGTGGGCGCCGAAGATCGCCGACAACGATGACGACTTCGGTTAGGGAGTGACAAACATGACACTCTTCGACCGTGGACTCGAAATCTTCATCACCGTTGTCTTGATTATCGGCGGATACCAATTTTATTTTTGGGCGCAGCGCCAAGCGTTCTTCCGGCCGCGATACCTTGTCACGCGGTGGGACGCAATAATTGGCTTTGATCCGCGTTGGGTGTGGGTTTACTCCGGACTCTATTATCCAATGATTGTGCTGGCGGCGCTCGCGCAATCGGATTGGCGGGCGTACGCTGTGACGGTGGGCGGCTTCCTGTTTTTGCTCGCGGCGCAACTCTACTTTTTCTTGGTGCACCCCGTTGCAATTCCGGAAGAGTGGCGAGACGACGCGCGGGCGGCACCGCTCGCAATTGCTTGCCCGCGATCCATGCGCTTCCTCGAAGTGGTTTGGAGTTACGACAAGCTACGCAACTCCATGCCTAGCATGCACGTTTCCGTGGCGACGATGGTTGACTTGACCATCTCGCATTCGTGGCCGGGCTTCGCCTTCGTGGGTTGGCTCTTCCCGGTGCTGATCGGGGCAAGCGCACTGAAAACAAAACAACACTACTGCGTGGACGTGGTGCCCGGTGCGGTCATGGGCGCCGTCGCGTTCTACGCGTGGCGTTGGTTAGTCGGTTTCGGCTAACCCGCATTCCATCTCCATTCGTTACTTGAAACGGCGCCTTTTTGAAAAGAAGGTGCCGTTTCTGCTTTTGCAGATTTCAAAACCAAATTGATATTTAGGAATATTCCAAATGGCTGAAGAGAAGAAAGAAAGCACGCGCTTCACGACTCCGGTTTTCCGGATGTCCTTCCCCAACCTCTACGTTGCTCGCAAGTCCGGCGACGACCCGGACGCAAAGCCCAAGTTCGGCCTGTCGGCCATCTGGACCCCGGCGAACTTCACGCCGCGCGAGAAAGACCTTTGGCTCAAGATCATGAAGGAGCTTGACGCGATTTCGCGCAAGGACTTCGGATCGCCGTGGAAGGAGCTTCCCGACAACGTGCGGCGCGGCGTGCGCGATGGCTCCGCCAAGTCGGGCCTTGAGGGCTACGGCAAGGGCACGCGCTTTGCCAACCTCACCACGCAGTCCCGTCCGGGCGTGATCACGCTCGCTAAGGAAGACATCGGGCCGGAGCACGGCAACGCCGAACTGATCTACCCGGGTTGCTACTGCCGGGCCACCGTCAACGTCTATTCGTTCGGGCTCAAGAAGGGTTCGAAGGGCAAGGGCGTGGCGCTGGGGCTCTTCAACGTCCAGAAGATCAAGGACGGTGATCGGCTCGACAACCGCACCGCCGCGAAGGACGACTTTGACGAAGAACTCGACTCCGCTTGGCTGGACCAAGAGGACTCGGACTTCGACAACAGCGACGACACCGACGGCGACGACTTCGAATAAGAACGACGCCAACCCGCGCGGAGCGATCCGCGCGGGCTTTTCGCATGCCCCATTCAACATTCGCGAGCGCCCCAATGTTCACGACGTTTGTAATTCTCGCGCTGCGCAGCGGCGACATCCTGCACTTTGCGCAGAACACGAAATTTGCTTCGGAGCGCGAGTGCCGCGCCGCCGTCCCCGCACTGGATCGCACGACCGAAGCTCTTTTGGCGACGCGCTACGGCAAAGGCCAGCGCGGGCGCCGCTACGAATTTCAAATCAAGTGCCAGCCCGTCAAGGCGGTGGCTGACACGATCTAAGCGGACTGTCCGATGGTTACACGTTTCAACTACACCCGGCGGGCGACCCCCGCCGAAGCGGCGGCGATCAAGGCGCGCCGCGCGAAGCGCAATCCGCCCGCTGCGGCGCCTTCGCCTGAAGACCTGAAGGCTTTGGTGGCGGACGCGCTCGCGGCGCTCCCGGAGCCCAAGGACGGCGAGCCGGGCGCACCCGGCCGCGACGGCAAGGACGGCGCACCCGGCCCGCGTGGGCCAGCGGGCGCGCCCGGCAAGGACGGCAAAGACGGCGTTGATGGGTGGGACGGCTTCGACGGCAAGGACGGAGCGCGCGGCCCCGCTGGCAAGGACGGCGAAGACGGCAAGGACGGAGCACCCGGCGAGCGGGGGCCAACCGGTGCGCCCGGCAAGCGCGGCGCGGCCGGTGCTGATGGCAAGGACGGAGCGCCCGGCAAGGACGGCTCCACGATCCTGACCGGGCCGCGCGATCCGAAGAGCACGGACGGCAAGGACACCGACCTTTGGCTGAATAGCAAAACGGCCGACGTGTTCCGGAAAACGGCCGGGCGCTGGGAAAAGGTCATGAACATTCGTGGACCGCGCGGCTTCACCGGCACCCCCGGCCGTGACGGCGTGTTGGGCGGATCGCCCGGCGGAGGCGGTGCCGACGAAGGCTCTTCAATCTTCGTGGATTCGGGGCCGCCACCTTCGGGCGGCGTCATCGGGCAGGAAATTCTAGTTGGAAGTGGAGTCCCATCATGAGCTTGGGAAATAACGGCGACCTTTATATTGATCGTGATACCGGCGACTACTACGCCAAGGTGCAAGGCGCGTGGGTGCTTCAAGGCAACTTGAAAGGACCGGAGGGCGAGCAAGGGCCGCAAGGCTTCCAAGGACCGCAAGGCTTGGCCGGTGCGCCCGGCGCAGTCGTCATCACGGCGGACATTCTCTTCGGTGACGGAGTGCCCGACGACGCCGACGGCACCGAATCCCAAGTGTACGTGGATGAAACGACAAGTAGCGTCTACAAAAAGATTGACGGCCATTGGCTCTTGCAAACGAACCTGCGTGGCAAGGACGGCGCCAATGTTCTGTCCGGCACAAGCGACCCCGCGCCGGAGTTGGGCGCCGACGGCGACTCCTACATCAACACCGTGAGCGGCGCCGCGTTCTCGAAGTCGGCGGGAGTATGGGCCGCGACGGGGGGAAGCCTTAAGGGACCAAAGGGCGACAAGGGCGACAAGGGCGATAAGGGCGACATCGGCTTGCAAGGCCTGCAAGGCTTGCAAGGTCCCGCCGGACCCAAGGGCGACAAGGGCGACGCGGGCACCGCCGGGCCAAAGGGAGACGCGGGCGACATCGGCCCGGCCGGACCCAAGGGCGACAAGGGCGACGCGGGCGCCGCCGGACCAAAGGGAGACCCGGGCGCTATCGGCCCCGCTGGCCCGAAGGGCGATCCGGGTACGGACGGCGCGGACGGTGCGAACTTCTTTCAAGGCTCCGGCGCTCCGGCGAGCGCGCTAGGTGCTAATGGCGACTCATATTTGAATAACGTCAACGGTGACGTTTACTCAAAGTCCGGCGGCGCGTGGGCTCTCACGGGTAGCCTGAAGGGGCCAGCGGGCGACGGTGGCGGCGGAACGACCAACGGCGCCGTTGCGGGCTTTCTCGCCCGCTATAGCTTCACGTTTTCGGCGACCACTTCGGACGCTGATCCGGGTAACGGCAAACTCCGCTTCAACTCCACGGCCGTTACGGCCATCACCACGGCGTACATTGACACGCTGGATAACACGGCGGCGGACATCTCCCCGTTTCTTGACGCAATCAGCCCCGCCGACAAGAACCGCGAATGGCGCTTGCGTTTCGTAAACCCGTCGGACCCGACGAAGGTTCTTGTTTTCCGCGTCACGAGCCTAACGGCAGCAACGGGCTATCGTAAGCTAGGGCTCGTTCCACTTGAAGTCTACGACCAATCGTCGCCTACCACAGCCGTGGTCGCGGACGGTGCCGCCGTCGATATTCAATTTACCTACCACAGCCCCGAAAGCGCGGACCTTCCAAAAGCGATTGCGAACAGTTCGGGCACACTGTTTGGATTCCCCGGACTTGTTGCGCGCACAACTGGCATCAAGGCGCTTTCTCCAAATACGATGTACTTGGTGCCGTTCCGCACGGATCGCCCGTGGCGCCTAACTAGCTTCCGTTGGCGGGTCTCCGGCGCGGCGGGCGCGTGCACGAGTCGCTTCATGCTTTATCGCGGCGTCGGGGGCATCTTCTCCGCGATTGTCCCCACCAAGAAGCTGTTTGACGAAGGCGCCGCGAACACTTCGCGATTCCTTTCGGCGGGCGCCGGAAACTTTAGCGTCGGTCAACCTTTCGACGCTGGGTATTACTTCGCCTGTCTCGCGCTTGGTTCAATTACAGGCACGTTGTCGATGAACTGCGTGGGTGGCGATATTGAGGGCCAAGAGTACCGCGCGGGCGCGGCCGAAGCCTTGGGCGTCGATACGCAAACTTATCTCACGGCGAATAAGACGGCCGCGCCGGATGACCCTTTCATCGGGACACTTAGCCATGACTCCGCAGACATCGGGGCGACGTTCGCCAACATGGCCGCGTATCCCTTCATCCTGCAATTCACGTACTTCTAATGCTCCACGTTAGCCCCCGCGTCATCCTCCGCAAGATCACGCCGCAGATTGTACGGCCGCGCGCCACAATCGACTTCGAAGGCCGCTCCGCTGGCAACCTAAAGCGCATCGGCGCGTGGCTTTACTCGCGTCACCGTACGACGCAGGCCCATTGCTTGGCGTACCATCTGCCGGGTGACGACGAAGTGAAGCTTTGGCATCGGGCCTACCCGGGCCTTGGCATCGTAGAGTCGCCGCCGCCGGAAGACTTGTTCCAATGGATCGCCGAAGGCGGCGCCGTCGAAGCTCATAACGCGGGCTTTGAACAGAACTTCTGGCAAAACGTGATGCTTCCGCAGCACGATTGGCCGGAGATTCCGGACGACCAATGGATGTGCTCCGCCGCGAAGTGCGCGGCGCTCGCCCTGCCCCGATCGTTGGAAGGCGCAATCGAAGCGTTGGACTTGCCGGAGAAGAAAGACCCGCGCGGCGAAAACTTCGTGAACAAGTATTGCAAGCCCGTGCGCCTCTCCAAGCGTGAGCGCGACTTGCTAGGCGAAGACTATGTGGAGTTCGCCGAAGACATCGAAGGCATCACCACCGGGTGGGAATACTGCAAGCAAGACGTGCGCGCGGAGATGTGCCTTTCGGACGCGCTGCCCGATCTTATCCCGAACGAACAGAAGCTTTGGCACATCACGCAGGATATGAACCGGCGCGGCGTGCTCATTGATACGACGCTTGCACGCGCGGCGCTGCGAATGGCCGACAAAGCCAAGCGCAAAATCAACGGCGAGTTGGAGAGCATCACCGGCATTGCGTCCGGATCGCAGCGCGAGGCCCTGAAGAAGTGGCTTGCGCAGCATGAAGGGTTGGAGCTTGCCGACTCCACCGCGAAGACCCTTGAATGGTATTTGGACCGGCGAACCGACTTGAGCAAGCGCGCCCGCCGCGTGCTCACCATCATCAAGGAAGTGAACCGCACGTCCACCAACAAGTTTAAGCGCATGCTTGAATGCGTGGACGATGACGACCGCGCCCGCGATCTTCTCTCCTTCTGCGGCGCGGAGCGGACCGGCCGTTACGCGGGCAAGGGAATCCAAGTCCAGAATTTGCCCAAGGGCCGCTTCGCAAAGCATCTGCCGAAGAAGACCGCGCTAGACCTTGCGGTGGATGACATCAAGTCGGGCGATCTTGATTGGTGTGAGGCCATTCACGGCGACATCATGAACTTGATTGCGTCGTGTCTTCGCGGTGCGCTCGTTGCGCCCAAGGGCCGCGACCTTGTGTCGGCCGACTACGCCGCGATTGAAGCGCGTTGCGTGCTGTGGGAAGCGGGCGCCGACACCGCCTTGAACGTCTTTCGTGAAAAGAAGGACATTTATTGCGACATGGCCTCCGGCATCTACGGCCGGGAAATCACCAAGGAGACGGCGAAGCCCATTAACGCGATGGGCGCCACGGAGCGCGACTTCGGCAAGGTGGCCGTGCTTGGTCTTGGCTACGGAATGGGCTTCCTGAAATTCCTAATCACGCTGCGCACCTATAACATCGTGCTCACCCGCCCCGAAGTGCTCGCGATGATGGGCAAGAAGCGGCTGGAAAAGTACGAAGGCGTGGTGCGGAAGAAGCTCTTCCCCAAGCCGGACGACTTCGACGACGTGCGCAAGTTCCGGCTGGCGGAGCGTGAGGCCGCGAAGAGTCGCCGCTCTCTCCGTGACGAACGCGAAGACCCGGAAGGCGTACTCCACGAACTCGCGTTGTGCAAGTACACGGTGGACACCTACCGCACGCGCTATTCCGAAGTGCCGGAGATGTGGAAGGCCCAAGAGGCTGCGGCCATTGAGGCGATTCAGCATCGGGGCCGCCGGGTCAAGTGCGGCGTGGTGACTTGGTACATTGAGGGCCGCTTCCTGAAGTGCCGTCTGCCGTCCGGCCGAACGCTCAACTATTGCGATCCGGAGCTTAAGCCCACGAAGACTTCGTGGGGCGAAGTTCGCCCGCAAATCCGCTTCATGGGCCGCGATCAGAAGACCAACAAGTGGGTGCGCCAAGCGACCTACGGCGGAAAACTCACGGAGAACATCACGCAAGCCATCGCGCGGGACATCATGGCCCACGCGAAAATCTCGCTCACTGAGAAGCACGGCCACATCTACGAACTGTTGATTTCGATCCATGACCAAATTCTAAGCGAGTGTGACGAAGGCGCGGGCGACGTGAAGGCGTTCGAAGCCGTAATGGCCGATCTTCCCCCGGAGTACGACGGATGCCCGATCACTGCGGAAGGCGAACTCTACAAGCGCTTCAGGAAGTGAGCCATGCACGGGACCTTCGCACAAATCGCGGCGGAGCCTCGCCGCATTTATCTGGACGACCGCTCCGAACTCTACTGCACAGTGAGCCCGGAGGACTATCAATGGTGCCTGCAATGGCGCTGGCACTTCGTGCCCGACAAGCACGGCCGCAAGTTCTACGCGCGCCGCAACACTCGCGTGGCCGGGCGGCAAGTCCACGTGTGGCTTCACAAAGCCATCCTGTCGGAGCGCATGGGCATCTTGCCACCGTCGGAGCTTCACACAATCGGCGATCACGGCAACGGCGATTCGCTGTGCAATGAGCGCTGGAATCTATCGTGGGCCACGTCGTCCATGAACCGAAGGACGGCGCGCACATGATCATTGCAGCAACCGGGCATCGCCCGAACAAGCTAGGCGGCTACGGCGACGACGTGCGGAAGCGGCTCCGCACGGTTGCGCGCAATTACCTTGGCCTTTCGCTCGCGTCCGAAGTCGTGTCGGGCATGGCCCTTGGGTGGGATTGGGCCTTCGCGGAAGCGGCAATCCAACTAGGAATCCCGTTCGTGGCCGCTGTGCCTTTCTACGGGCAGCAAGACGCTTGGCCGCCCGCGTATCAAGCTCATTACGCCAAGCTTCTGAAGCGCGCCCGCCGCGTCCACAACGTGACGGGTGATTGCGGGTACACACCGCGAGCGATGCACGACCGCAACGAATGGATGGTGGATTATTCGCACCGCGTTTGTGCGCTGTGGGACGGCTCCAAGTACGGCGGGACGGCTTCGTGCCTCCGCTACGCGCGCCACATGGGGCGACCGATTGACAACGTGTGGCAGGACTTCGCGCGATGACCGATTACCCGTATGCGGCGGACTTCATCGTGGCACCGTTCCGCGAACCACCCTATGACCACCAAATTGAAGAGTTCGAACGGCACGTGGGCAAGGAGGCCCGCGCGCTGTTGTGGACCATGCGCACCGGCAAGTCCAAGATGACGATTGACACCGCGTGCCAACTGTTCGTCAACGGCGGCGACGTGGGCAAGATTGACGGCGTGTTGGTCTTCGCGCCTAACGGCGTGCATGCGAATTGGCTAGAGCGCGAGTTGCCCCGGCATTGCTGGCCCGGCATCGAATGCGAGACCATCGTTTGGCGCTCGCGCGTCGCCGGGAGCAAGGGCGGCAATCGGCTTAGCAAGGCCGCCGCTGCGGAGTGGGCGGCGGAGCAAGCCGCTTGGTGGGACAAGCTCAAGACCATCCGCCGGAGCAAGAAGCTCTTTTGGATGTCCGTGAACACGGAGAGCATGACGCGCGAAGACGTGCGCCGCGCCGTCGCGCGCTTCTTGAAGTGGCGTTGGTGCCTGATCGTGTTTGACGAATCCGACGACTTCGGCGCGCCGGGCTCCAAGCGGACGAAGATGGCCCGCGCACTCGTCCGCCGCGCGATCTACAAGCGCGACCTTACCGGCACCGCCCTTGAGGGTTCGCCGCTTGCGGCGTGGTCGCAATTCGAGTTGCTGAAGGAAGGCGCCCTTGGCTTCGGCAAATTCTCCGACTTCGATTCCTATTTTGCGTCGTACGAAACACGGCAGACGCGCGGAGGCCGTCAGTACCCGGCGCTCACGGGCTTCAAGAACCTTGAAGAGCTTCGCGAGCGAATGGCCGCCTATTCGTCGGTGGTCACGCGCGAGATGGTGAAGGGGATGCCTGCGCTAGTCCCCACCAAGCTCCGTATCGAATTGTCGGAAGAGCAACGCGCCGTCTACGCGGAGACGATGAAGACCTATCTTGTGAACGTCGGCGAAGAGCGAGTGTCGCTAGGCGAACGCATGATGCGCTTGACCAAGCTACAACAGATTTGCTCCGGCTTCGTCATTGACGAACACAAGCGCACCCACGTCATCCCGGGCCGCAACCCGCGCTTGGAAGCCCTCTCCCGCGAAGTCTACTTGTGCCCGGGCAAGGTCATCATTTGGTGCCAATTCCAAAAGGACATCGATTTGGTCGAAGCGCAATTGTTACAGGACGGCCACAAGGTGGTTGGCTATCATGGCCGCGTGCCCGATGATGTTAAGCCGCTAAACCTCGAAACATTTCGCAAGGAAAAGGGGGTTAAGGCCATCATCGGTCACATTCAATCCGGCGGGCGCGGCTTAGACATGTCGGTGGCCCATAAAATTATCAACTACTCGCACACCTTCAAAGCCCGGTTGCGGGCGCAAGCGGAGGAACGGGCTACGGCAATCGGAGGCCACAACATCGAAGTGCAAGACTTCGAAGCGCCCGGACCCGACGAATATATTTTGTCCAAGATTCTAGAACGTATCGACATTGCAGAAGCAATCGCAGGAACGGGATTGCGTGATTTTTTAAAGAGCCTTGAATTATGAGCCGCGTTTTTGTCGTCCAACAGCCCGCCCGCTTCGACCACACCAAGAAGAACTTTGTGCCGAAGTACGATCTTTCGCCCGCAGCGGCGCACGGCCGTCTTGTCTACTTGCTGGGACCCGGCAACATCTTCAAAGACCGCATGGACCAAGCGACGCGCCAGATTGCGCGCGTGCTCAACGACTACAGCGAAGACGATTGTTTGCTCGCCGTCGGTGATCCGGTGGCCATCGCTGCGGCCGTCATGATCGCGGGTAAGCGCACGGGCGGCTTCGTGCGGCTGTTGAAGTGGGACCGGCTCTCCGGCTCCTATGAGTGCTTCCGCGTCAATAGCAACGTGGCGGCGTGAATGAAGACGGCCGCCGACATCATCGTGTCCGCGTTGAAGCGCGGCAAGACGAACGCCGAAGCGCTCGCGGCGGCCAAGCACGCGCACCCGCGCACCACGTTGTCCCTACCGTCCGTCAATTGGTATCGCAACCGGCTGCGGGCGGAGGGCGCGAAGGTCCCGACGGAGCGCGAAGCGCGGCGGCGTCGTACGACGCAAAGGCCCTTTTAAAAAGCGCTTGACCTGTTTTTAAAAACAGCCTACCCGTTTTTGGTATTGCAGACGGGCATTTCCATGACCAAAGCATTTGCAGCCGTCCGGCTCACGGGAGCGCGTTTTAGCGTCTCGATTATTGAAGAGCCGGACGGCCCTATTACCCGGAATCGCGACGGCGGGAAACCCGCAGCGGACAAGCTGTTGAAGCCGTGCCGCTCCAAGAAGCGCGCCGCAATCCTCCGGTGGTTCCTTCAATTCCCCGACGGCGTGAAAGTCGGTGAGGCCGTCCAACAACTCAACCTCACCCGCTCCGCCGTCTTCTCCTATTGGTACTTCATCCATCGCGAACACGGCATCGGCTACACGCTGGCCAACAACACCATCACGCCGCAGTTGCCGCCGGGCTGCAACGCGGCTTCCGTTTTCGGTGAGGCGTGATGGCTCTCGAATCCTCACTTTGGCAATGGCTCTCCAAGGCGCGACTTGCGCTCCCCGACACGCTGCACATGGAGCGCGTAGAGAACATGCTAGGCGCGGGCTTTCCTGACGTGGACGGCTTCTTCAGGCCGCACGGCGCCTTCCAACTGGAATTGAAGTCCACGAAGCGCCCCGCGCGCCCTGCGACTCCGGTGCGCTTCGCTCTCAACAAACGCGAAGCCCAAATTGCCTACATGCGCAAGCGCTGGGGCCTTGGCGCTAACGCCTTCTTCCTCCTTCAAGTCGGCGAGGGTGCGGACCGAACGCTTTACCTCGCGCCGGGCAACGTCGGCGACAAGCTGAAGGCCGGGATAATCGAGGCCGAACTTGCCGTGGAGTGCGTCAACTCCGGAATTTTCCGTCGCCCATTTTCTCACGAAGACATTTTGAAAGTCATCACCACATGCCGCCGAAATCCTGCGCTGCGATGAACACGAAGGAGCTTGTGCAAGAGTACAACCGGCTTGCGGCCATCCGGAACGTCCCGCCCCTCAAGGGCTGGAAGGAATCCCGTGTCAAGTTGTTTGAACTCGTTTCCATCCTCCGCACCGTGCGCGCCAGCGTGAGCCCTCCGGCGGCGAAGCCCGAAGCCCCGGCAAAGATGCCGCTGCAACGCCGCCCGCGCGGGACGCCCATTCGCACCGCGATTGTGGAAGCCCTGATGGTGATTACCCACTACGTGGAGCGCGACACGCGCAAGGTGGTGTCCATCGCCGAAGCCAAGACGCGGGACCGCAAAGCGCTTCTCTCCGTCGGCCTGCCTTATGTCGAATGCTTGGCGCGCGTGCGTGAGAAGCACCCCGGATGCAAGACGACACTAGGCGCGCTCCGCGTTGCCGCGATCCGCGCCCGCAATGGGCTGGACGGTTACGACGTTTTCCAGCTTCCGCAGAAGCGCCCTCACCGCAAGAGCAAGTCTTATGGCCGTTGATCGCGACTCCATCCTGATCCGCGCGCAAGCATTCGTAGATCGCAAGTACACGACGCGCGCCGACGCGCGCCAGAAGGCAATGGGCTTGGCCTACGTCGAAGCGGAGCGCACTGACCTAGCCCGCGAACTCACGCGCTTCACCATCGCCGAAATCGAACGGCACCAACTGAAGGACTGACGACAATGGAATTGAAGACCCCCAACGAAGTCCGCGCGGAAGACGCGGAAGCGCTCGCCCCCGTGTCCACGAAGGAAGACGACCCGCGCGCCGCGCTGTTGATTCTCACCGACGGCACCTTCCAAACGTCGGGCTTGGACCCGCAAGCGCAAGCGGGCGTCCTGATGGCCGCGTGCGCCCTCGCCGTGCGCCGGATCATGGAAGCTCACGACACGCACGACACGGAGCGCAACCGCATCTTGCGTCACAAGCTCCGCAAGGCCGCCGTGGGCGAGTTCGAGTCCAAGCTCCGGAAGTATTGTTCCCCGGTAACGGCTCGTTAACCTCTGCATTTTGAAAAACAGGAGCCTCCTTTTTATTATTGACTCCTGTTTTTCATTTCGGGTACCGTCCTTTTCAGAAACAGGACGCGCCCCCATGTACGTCATTCAAGTTTTGCACGGCCCGGTGTGGAAGACCGTCACCAAGCCCCGCGCGGAGAGCGCCCAACGCGCCCGCTTCTTAGTGCTGGCGAAAGTCTGCCCGGAAGCAAAGCTCCGGTTGGCTTTGCTCGCTCCGTGAACACCACCGAAGACATCATGTTGGAGATCGCCCGGCTTGAGTGGGAATGCCTCCAACGGATCGCCGCAAAGCTCGCGGCGCGCAACGAAGGCCAAGCCTTTAAGGACATTGAGGAAGACCACGATGAACGACGCGCGGCGTAAGGCGATCCGGGAAGCCATCTCCAAGCTTGAAGAAGCGAAGAACGCCTTGGAGGAAGCCAAGAGCGAATTGGAGACGCTGAAGGACGAAGAGCAGGAATACTACGACAACATGCCGGAGTCGTTCCAAAGCGGCGACAAGGGCACCGCCGCCGAAGCGGCCGTGTCGAATCTTGAAGACGCGATCAACTCGCTGGACGAAGCCGTGAGCGACGTTGAAGAGGCCGTCACCAAGGCCGAAGAAGCGGTGGAGGGTTGAGCAATGGCCCGCGCCGTCACCGCCCTGAAGTCCACGAAGGCCCGCGCCGCGAAGCCCGGCGCCAACCCGCAGCAAGTGAAGCGCCCGGACCCGACGGCGAGCACATACCGCGATCTTCAGTCCGCCTATGACTTCTTCAACAAGCGACTCTTCGAAGGCAAGCTCCCGTTCTGTCTGCTCACGCTTCAGCGGCACAAGGGCTCCTATGGCTACTTCGCGCCGGGCCGCTTCGCCTCGCGCGATGGCAAGCACAACACCGACGAAGTGGCCTTGAACCCCTCGCACTTCAAGGAGCGCACCGACAAGGAGACGCTTTCCACGTTGGTGCACGAACAAGCCCACGTGTGGCAAGCGCACTTCGGCAAGCCCCCTAGCGGCGTCTACCACAACAAGGAGTGGGCCGCGAAGATGAAGGAGCTTGGACTCCATCCTTCGACCACCGGCAAGCCGGGCGGCAAGGAAACGGGGCGCCAGTGCTCGCACTACATCACCAAGGGCGGCCCGTTTGACGTGGCCTGCGACGAATTCTTAGGCAAGACCGGCGCCGCGCTCTACGTCGAAGCGTGGAACGAAGGCGAGGCGGAGCGCAAGAAGCGCGAAACCAAGAACGCGAGCAAGACCAAGTACACGTGCCCGCAGTGCGATTGCAACGCGTGGGCCAAGCCCGGCGCCAACTTCATTTGCGGCGATTGCTCCGAAGACATGGAGCCCGCGACGTAGCGGGCGCCGCCGACACCACCACCACCACGACGGGGAGACTTGGGAATGCAATTCGTTTTGGTCGCCATACCGGGGAGTAAAGGAGACACGGACATCATGCTAGGCGCCGTGCGCTGGGGCTCCGTCGTTCGGTCTTCCCACGGCGTCTACCGGATCAAGGACGCGTCCGGAAATGCGCTGCCGTACCGCATCCGCCCGAAGAAGGGCGCAATGAGCATCGGTGGCGCGATTGAAGACGCGATGGCGCGCAATCTCTTGCGGGACCCGGCCTTGCTCCACGCCGAAGCGCGAGCCCGACGACTCGAACTCCGCGAAGCCCTCGCGCGTGCGGAGCGCGAAGACAACGACATGATGGACGCCCGCGCCGCCAGCGTCGTCCGCATGCTCACCCACACCACCCCATTAACTGCCACCATCGTTTCCAGCATTCACCGGGCAATCGTGGACGCGATGCGTTGGGCGCAAACCATCTAGGAGAAGTTATGCGCAGTAGATTCGGAATGATTCTCGCGGGCGCCGCCGCAATGATCGCATCGCTTGGCATTTCCAGCGGCCCGGCGCACGAAGTCGTGGCGCGCTCGCGCCCGGAGCCGAAGAAGCGTCGCGTGCAGAAGAGCCCGGCCCTCGCCTCACCGTACGGCACGCGAGCGGAGCGGCGCTCCACACGCACCGGCAAAAAACACAAGCTCAAGGGCCTGCGTCCGTGATCCGGGCGACATACCGCCGGACGTTCCTTGATTGGCTTAAGCGTCTGTTTTGCCGCCGGGCCGATGGGTGCAACTACCCACGTTGTTGCAAGCATGGGCCGTGCTTGTGGTGATCAGCTTGCGCGTCGAATGGCTCTATTGCATTCGCGCGCCCCACTTTTGCGCGGGCGTCGTTGTGCGTGACGGCCGCGTGATCGAAGCGGCGCCCATCCTCCGGCGCAATATCGGCCGGACGTGGGAAGGGTGCCGCGAGTTTTTTGACCAAAGAAATTGGAGTTACGAACTATGTTAGACCACAACGTGGATTTGGCCGGAGTGCCGTTCGAAGAGCGGAGCTTCGGTGTTAAGGAAGCCGCGAAGATTCTTGGCATCTCGCGCACGCGCGTGTTTGAGAAGATCGGCACGGGCGCGCTGAAGTCCTACAAGGACGGCGGCTCGCGTCGTGTCACGGGTAAGGCTCTCAAGCTCTATCGCGAGTCGCTTGAAGCCGAAGCCGAAGCCGAAGCGCAGGCCGCGTAACTAGCCGAGGGCGGGTGCGGTGACGAAGCTGTGTACATTTTGCGGCCAACCTTTCGACGCGGGACCCGCCATTAAGTTTTGTTGCGACGACCACCGAAAGCGGCACGCGAAGGAGTTAACCCGGCTTCGCGTTGCGGAATGGCGGGCTCTTCACCCGGACAAAGCCCGCGTTCATAACGCGGACGCGGCGACGCGCTACCACAACAAGCCCGAACGCCAAAAGGCGCGGCAAGTTCGCGCGCAACAGCGCGCGGCGGAGCACGCAGAGAGGCGCGAACGAAAAGAACGCGCCCAAGCCTTACAAGCTACGCTCCGCGAATGCTGGATTTGCGGCGCTCTCTTCGCTTCACGGCATCCTGCCAAGTTGACGTGTTCGCCCGCGCACCAAAAGGAGCGCCACAAGCTTGTCACCGAAGAAGCGGAGCGGCGTTGGAAGGAGGCGAATCCGGAGAAAATGCGAGCGTACCAAACCGCGTGCATGGTCCGCCGACGAACCGCGCTGCGCCGAGTGGTGAGAATTGTCCCGGAAATGTTTCCGGCCGGAACCAAGCACAATAAAAAACTACGCGTTGCCTACCGAATTGCGAAAACATTTGACCTAGTGGAGCAAAGAAGATGAAGAGTTTGAAAGACCCGTTCGAAGTGCTCTCCCTTATCGTGAAAAATAATTTCGGAGCGACCGCCAAGACCATTCGGGACGCAGCGCGCGAAGAATTCAGCGTGGCGCCCGGCACGTATGCAGAGCTTTTCTTCGCCGATTGGTATGACCGCAATATCTCGCGCGTGCCGGTGCGACAAGGAAAGCTTGGCGTGGAGACTGCGAGCAAGCCCGGTCCGCGCGTTGTGTCGCTCCCGGCTCGCAAAGCCCGGAAGCCGCTAACGCAAGCGGAACGCGAAGAGCGCGAGCGCGAAGACGAACGTTTCGAGCGCGAGTTCTTCGCCCGGGGAATCCTCAACTACATGTTGCCCAACGGCAAGCGTGTGAAGGATTGCACGGCCGGGGAGCTTCGCGCCTTCGGCGGGTGGTTCGTTGATCTGGCAAAGGGGCTGCGTGATAATCAGCTTATCGGCAACAACCTTTCCAACGACGACGCGGAACGCCTCTACCACCGGCACTTCAAGAACAAGAAGAAAGTGGCGTGAGCACCAAGCGCGAAATCATCGCGGCCGTTGAACGGCTCCAAGCATTGTTGCGGGCGTTCCCGCGCAATGGCCGGGACACCGAATTGCTATGGCGCCTTGGAGTTTACGTCTTCGAAGAGCGGCGCGAGGCCGAAGAAATGCGTGTGGCGAGGGCTCTTGATCCGGAAGCCTTCGCCGCCGTGGGCACTACCAAACACGTTGCGATGTCGGCCCGGCGCTTGAAGGCGCTGGACCACGCGCGGGCAGCAATCGGGAGTGAGCATGCGTAAGACTGCAAAGTGCAAGAGACTGGACGACGTGATGGCCGAAGCCCGCGCCGAAGTTGAGCGCCGTGGATCGCTGGACATTCTCCGGCGCGTTGTCGCCCAAGGTGGGGATTTGGACCCCGTGGGCAACCTATCGCAAGTCGGCTTGGCGCTGCGCTTCGACTTGGCCGCATCTACCATCCGGCGCCGGGGCGAGCTTGTCACCGGGTTCGTGTCCAGTGCGGAGGGCGTGTGGCGCGAGACGTGGAAGCGTACGAAACAACGCAACGGGTGGCTATGCTACGACCGGGTGCGCGTCGAAGGGCACCCGTGCCAACGCCCACCGCGCCCGCACCAAGTCGTCTTCAAGGCCGCGATGCGCCGGGGAAAGCCGGAGTTGATCCTAGTCGGCGTCCTTGACCAATACGGGCGCGAGATGGCCGACGCCGAATTGGCGTGGCTCGCCGACGGCGACCACGAAGCCTTGGAGCTTCGGTCATGAAATGCGTTCAAGTCGTGGGGCAAGGCATCCCGCACCGCATGCGCGACGATGACGCCGCGCGCCTTGTTGCTGAAGGGGATGCGGAGTATTGTTCCAAGCACGTGTGGAAGCACTTCCACGACAACAACGCGGCCGAAGCCTTCCGGGCGCGTCGCGTGATCCATGGTCGAATCGGATGATGATCAAGGTGGGTGATACTCTTTACAGCCGGGAAAGTTGGCGGCGGCACGTCCCGGAGTGGCGCGAATCCAAGATCACGGGCGAGACCAAGGGCACGTGGACCATTGGGGAGGGCTGGGGCCAAATCCGCGTCAACAAGAAGACCATGACGACGGCGGCGGACCGGCTAGGCCATAAAACGCGCTATTACACGGAAGAGATGCGGGACGCGGTGGTGTTCTGCGAAGCGCACCGCGAGCACATCGCGGGCGCCGTGCGTAGCTGCGGCGACCCGGAGAAGCTGCGCACGGTCGCAATGGCGCTGGGGTTGGTCCTAGCGTGATTCCTATAGACACGCGGCGGTGGGAACGCGAGCACGGCCGCAAGCCCACCGGCCGCCAGTTCTGGCGCTTCCGGATCGTGTCGCCCCGGATCACCGCTAAGGATTATGAGTTCATGACGGACGCCGCGATGTCATATCCGGCGGCGTGCAAGCTGGCGCGAGAGAAGGCCGCCTTGCGCAAGTCCGAACTAATCGTGTTGTTGGCCTAGCGGCAACCGCCCATCGCCTTTTCTTGGTAGCTGCGGCACGGCGCGGCGGAGGGCTTCCACTGTGATTGCACCGTGACGTTGCCCCGGTAGTCCTTGCCCGTGGTCATCGTGTACGTGCCAGCGCTGGACGTGGACGTGGTGGTGGTGCCGCCCTGCCAGTTCTTTTGCGAAGTCGTCGTGATGGTCGAATCCGCGAGAGCCGAAGAGCCGGAGGCGATCAGAAGAGCGAGAGCAAGAACGCGCATTGCAAGACTCCATAAGGTTGCAGCGACACCCTAACGCACGCGAGCTAAGCCGCCCTTGCCCCGGTCGTTACAATTTTATCCGTCTCGCGCCTCACGGGCGATCCGCTTTGCTTCTGCCACGGCTTCGTCCCGCGATACGCGCCCGTTGATCGAACGGCGGCCGGGGTTGTCGTCAAAATAGACGTACGTGGACACCCGAACTTCAATGCTCTCTTCATGCGGAATCACCCGCACCACCTTCTTGGCCATCGCTCACCCTGTCGCCGCCAGCTTCACGACGTTTGATCCGCCTTCGACGTAGCGGCCCCACGCTTCCATTAACGCCCTGCGCTTCTTCAAGGCCGTGCTGCGCCTATACGCTTGCTCCACGTCGCCGCCCACCTTGTGCGCTAGGGCCATCTCCGCGATTTCGCGCGGGAAGCTCGTTTCGTCGCCCGCCCAATCGCGGAAGCTGGACCGGCACCCGTGAGTCGTCATCGCCGGGTAGACCTTTTTCAGCGCGTGCAGAACGGCGTTCACGCCAAGCGGCTTCTTATGGCCTTTCGACCATCGGCCCGCGAACACGTACGCGTCCGGGTCCAAACCCCTTGGCATGACGGCGCGCAAGATCGCGACGGCGCGAGCGCTCAAGGGCACTTCGTGCGGCCTGCCCTCCGGGTGGTCCTCCGTCTTCATGCGTTCCGCCGGGATGGTCCACAGCGCTTCCTTGAAATTAATTTCGCGGACTCGCATGAAGCGCGCTTCGCCCGTCCGTACTGCGGTCAAGATGATGAATTCGGCCGCGCGGTTTACGGCGGTGGTTCGGGCGCCGCTGTGCTTCGTACGAAGCGCGGCCACGATGCCCGGAACGTCTTTGTAGGGCGCCGCCTTGTGGTGCCGCTTCGACTTCGGCGCCTTGGGCAACAGTGACTTCAAGTTCCCGCGCCACAGCGCCGGGTTTTCGCCGGACCGCAAGCCTTGCGCTTTGGCCGCGTCGAAGACCCGCTCCAAACGGCTCCGGGTCTCTCGCGCCGTCCGGTTGATCGTGAGCCATAGCGGCGAGATGATCGCCAGCACGTCGTTTGTGGTGATGTCCTGTAGGGCCTTGCGGCGGATCGGCGCGGCCCGCACTTCCAAGTCCCGCTTCCAATCGGCGTGGCTGCGAACCCCCTTGAAGCCCCCTTTGATCGATTCCAAGAGGGCGTCCGCGAAGTCGCCGAAGGTGGTTCCCGCGAGCGCTGCGGCCTTCCGCTCCGCGTCCGGGTCCTTGCCGTCGCGGATCGCCGCGCGGCTCTCTTCCGCCTTCCGGCGGGCGTCGGCGAGCGTGAGCCCGTCCCGGTCCTTCCACTTCGCTGTCCCGAGTCCAAGCTCCCTGCGCTTCCCTGTGCCCCGCTGGCGGTAGATAAACGCCCATGAGCGGCGGCCCTCCGTGCCCACCAAAAGGTAGAGCCCGCCGCCGTCGCTGTGGTAGCCCTGTTTTGTGGTGGTCTCCACGGCCCGCGCGGAGAGCTTGTGCAACTGTCTAGCCAT